GAGAGAAAGAAATCATAAAGTCGCTGGAGTTCGATTAATACAAAAAATAATGGAACATTATCCTTATGAAACTCTTGCGTGTCAAACAAATAGAGGACAACGAGGGCATGACATTAGTATCTGCGGGCGTAACAGCTAACTACCAAGACATTTTGAATTATGCAGTTTTTGCGTTAATAAAAAACTAGTAAAATATTGATTTTTTTGATAAAAAACATTACTTTTATCAAAAAAATCAATATGATTGACCAAATCAAAGCTCTTAGAGTAACCTTAGATAAAATTATTACTTTGTCTAAAGAGTTACCACCCACCCAACATTTTGCCAATGCTGCTAAACATATAGCAGATGGTCGTTCTTTATTAGGAACTTGTTTAGGAGAATTAGGACAAAATAACCCCTATACACCTGCCAAAAACATTGCAGATATTCCACCACCAACGGACAAAGCCAATGAAGATGAGCAAGGCTTTTCGCTATTGCCTACTTTAGATAAGGTAAACCTACTGCGCGATATGTTGCAAATCAAAATAGAGCAACTAAAAAATTTAGTCAAAACCTGCGACTTAGGCACTATAAATTTTTGTTTGAAACAAGCTATTTCGCATTTGCATTTAGCAAAGTTTCAACTTGGTTATCACTTAAAAGACTTACGCAATGGAAAGCAGTAACAACGGACAATACTACATTATTGATGTGGATAACCCTAAAGAACAACTACAATTCCAATTCATACCTTTTGAAATAAAGCACAATTCAAGTGGTAAAAATTCAACGGTAGAAATAGTAGGACGTAGCCACCCGAAAAGACATTATTTATCAGGGGACGAGGGTTTATCCTTGCAATTAGACTTCCACGCAACAGGCGATGAAATAGGTACAGTTAAGGACAAAGTTTTTTGGTTAGTTGCTTTGAAAGGGAAAGATATCAAACTTATCTACGGTAATTTATACCAAAATATCGTGTGGGTCATTGAAAGACTCGATATTACTTGGAGAGAACAAGACCTTGAAAGAGGCTTACCACAAATAGCAAGTGTCAATGTTTCATTAGCAATCAACGCACAAAGAAGTATTACTACGGAACAAATAAGAAATAACCAATGGTAGAACTTAAAGATAATAACCGTTTTGCAGGTGGCACAATCAAAACCTTTGCAGACGGTACTCAAATATTGGTAGCCCCCGATATAGCTACACCAATAGCAAAAATCAAAGACTTTAACCTTACTACGGTTAAAGCAAGGCAGGATATTACGGCTATTTCTTACGGGCAATACAACAAAACGGTTAGTGATGCCTCTAAATATTATTGGTTATTGTGCGAAGCTAACAATATAAAAAAGCCGTGGGAGTTGGAAAATTTAGAAGGGGAGGAATTAGTAGTCCCCGACATTATACAATTTAAACTGAATAGATAATGGTCGCATTAATATTTATCGTATTCCTTGCATTAACCTTAGGGAGTATTTCATTTTTAGCCCAAGAGATATTTGCAGATACGTTGCAAATTGGTTTTTATTGGACTAAATCTGAATACCAAACTTATACAGTAGGGTTTCAGTTAGAACATGGCAAAAATGGGTTGCCTAATGTAGGTAGCTTTAAGGCTAAAAACTACCGATATTATACGGTTAGTTGGTTATTATTTGTAGGCAAAGCAAGCATAAAAATAAGAATATTTGAGTAATGGCAAGACAACCTTTTTATAGCGTATTAGTAGCCAAAGAAAACATTGATTTGGTAGAGAAATACGGCGTTGTTTCATTCACGTATGAGGAGAGCAACGGCAAAGATAACTTATTGACTTTGCAGTTGAAAAACCAAAACCTTGAATTGCTTGATGAAAAATGGTTTGTTGAGGGTACGGAACTTACTTTTTTGTTTGGGTACAAAGGAGAAGAACAGAGTGAGCAGAAACAAGCTATTATAACAACCATAGAGCCGAGATACGGCTTAGATATATCTGTTACGATAAAAGCAACGGATAAGGGTAATTACCTAAAAAAAGCTAATAATAACAAGGTTTGGAACGGGACAGCAACGGAAATAGCTAAGCAAATAGCAGGGCAGTATGATTTAGAGTTTGTTGGAGAAATGACCACCAAAAAGTATGAAGAATACAGCCAAGGCAATTTGACAGATTTTGACTTTTTAAAAAAGTTAGCCACTGAAAATAATTTGCACTTTCACGTTTCCAACAACCAACTCTTTTTTAGAAAACGACAATTAGGGGCTAATTCAACAATTACCTATACATATAGGAACGGAAATGGGAAGCTAAAATCATTTGTGCCTAAAAGTAAGGGATTGCAAGACAACGGGTTAGGTGCAGGTGCTACATTTACAGCAATCAATCCTGACACCAATAAGGCAGAAACCGTAAAAGTTGATGGTAATAAGGTAGATAATAACACCGCATTAGGTAATGTAAACAATTATTTTGACTTAAACGGTACTTTCAAGAACAAGGATAAAAACGAAACGACAAAGCAAGTAGTTGTACCTACGACTAATGACACCAATACGACTAAAAATAATTTGTCTAATAAGGTAGCTAATCAGCAGCTTTCCAACATGGAGGCAAGCATTAGTTTAGAAGGGGAGCCACAACTAAAAGAGGGCATGATTATTACGATTGCAGGGGTGGCTCAAAAACACGCAGGTAATTACTACGTGGAAACCGTAAGGCATACAATTAGTAGCGGAGGATTTGAAACTACTGCAGAACTCAAAAAGAACGCAACTTTGAAACCAACTACTAACAATAGTAGTACCACAGGAACGGACAAAAATACAAGTACAGGAGGCAAAGAAGTGGCAGACAAAAAGTTAGTTAAAAATGTAAATTACAATAATGAGGGCAAAAAGGTATGACGGAAAGAGAATTGATAGAACATTTACGGAACGGACTTTTGGAAAAGGCAGGGCTTTATTATTCACATTACACAGCAAAGGTGCTTGACAACAACGACCCTCAAAAGAGGGGTAGAATAAAGGTTGATTGTCCTACGATTTACAAGACCCCACCTAATAAGTGGATTTCCCAACGCAATAGCTTTGCTGGCAAAGGCATAGGATTTTTTGCAGTGCCTAATGTTGGTGATACGGTTGAATTGACATTTAGGAATGGTGATGTCAATTATCCTTTGTGGGAGTACAAAAGTTGGATTGAGGGCGAAGAAATTACAGAGGCAACGGAAAACTACCCTGATTTAATAGTCATCAAAAAGGGTAATGTAGTCATAGAGTTGGACAGCAAAGAAGATAAGTTTTTGATTAGGGCAGGGTCGTACTCCTTGAATGATTTTATCAAGGAATTAATGCAAGCGTTGGTGAATGTCAAAACGGCTACCATGTTGGGACCGCAACCGTTTTTAAATTTGCCTGAATTTCAAGTAGTCAAACAAAAGATAGAACAAATTTTAAAATAAAAATATGCCATTAGATCCATTAATTTTAGGTATAAACCTAACAAATGCAAGGGTAAACGCCTATTATCAACAGACCTCTGTTCCGCTTACCCCCGAACAGTACAATGTCATTCAATCAACAGCCTTTGCAGAGGCAAATGCTATTTATGCGTGGATTTTGACCGCGACGGTAAATTCTATTGTAACAGCAACTATTACAGCACCGCCAAATGTATCAGGAACAGCCGTAGGCGTAATCACATAAGACTATGATAGACATTTTAGGAACAAATTTAGCATTCCCTTTGGTGCTTGATGACAAAGGAGAATTGGAATTGGTAAGTGGTGCAGAAGGCATCAAGCAAGACATTATAGACATCTTGACCACTAAATTAGGAACACGACCCTTTTTAGGACAATATGGTTCACGCATACATGAATTGCGAAACATTTTGAACGCAAATATTTTACGTTCAATAGCGACCTCGTATATTTACGAGGCTTTGCTACAAGAAAAACGCATACGGTTTAATAGTGTGGAGATAGAACAGCAAGATAGTAGGTTTTCGGCAGTTGTCTATTACACCATTATAGCAAGTACCAAGACGGACAGCGTAATTGTTCCGTTTTACAACGAAATACCTGCGTAGTACATTTTGTTGCAAATTTGTAACATTATGCGTTTTAAACCTACTTAAGTAATTAGTAATCAAATAATTAGAAAATACTGTTACATTTTCACGAACAATGTAAGATTATTATTCAGTACCTCAAAAAAGCCTTTATATTGTTAAATAAAGGCTTTTTACATTTAAAATACCTTTAAATGCTTGCTTTTTTTTGTTGCAAATTGCTACTTTGTTACAAATTTGTAGCAAATAATGAGTACAAAAACAATCACGATTAGAGAACGTAAAGGCAAAAAAGGAGTAACCCTTGTATTGGATATTTACGAAGATGGGCAAAGGTATTTTGAAACTTTGAAAGATGACCAAGGACAAACCTTGAAAATCTTTGAAAACCCTAAAAGTACAGAAGAACGGCAACATAATAAACTTATCCGCCAATATGCACAAACTATTAAAGCCAAAAGAGAGGCAGAACTCTTGACAGGCAATTACAGTGTAAAGGCAAAGGAGAACTTCAATAAGGCAGACTTTTTGGCTTTTATTTTGTTGGTGGCAGAACAGAAAAACAGTAAGGAACTCTACCATCAATTACATATTTTCCTCAAAAAAAGGCAACCTATTATTACTTTTCAAGACATCAATAAGGTAGAGTTCTTAGAAAAGGTTAAAAGTTGGCTATTAGCCGACTTAAAACAGAGTAGTGCAAAGACTTATTACAACTTGCTTTGCCACGTATTAAGAATAGCACACAAAAAAGGCATTATCAACACCAATAACATAGAGAAAGTAGAGAGCATAAAAAGCCCTCCAAAGGTGTTAAAGTATTTGGAATTAGATGAACTAAAGCAACTTTTTAGCACACCACCGCCCAAATCAAAGTATGATGTAAAGACAATTTGCTTGTTTGCTTTTTATACCTTGTTGCGTGTATCGGATATTTACAGCCTTAAATGGAAAAATATTGTTAAGATAGGTGGTAGTTGGTACATTCAAAAGAACATTCAGAAAATCCAATCTGAAAAAATTATAGCCTTGAACGAACAAGCTGTTAGTTTATTACCCGAAAGAGGGCAAGATGATGATTATGTATTTAATCTATTTCAACACAAGTTTAAAAAAGTACATAACTTTGGCATTACGATGGATGGACTAATTCGTAAGTGGGCTAAAAGTGCAGGGCTTACGAAAAAGGTAAGTATGCACACTTTTCGGCATAGTGGGGCTACGGCAATGGTTACGGCAGGTGTGGACATTTACACTATAAGCAAACAACTCACGCATAGTTCTATTGCGACTTCGCAAATCTACGCACAAGTTGTTCTGGATAAACAGAAAGAGGCGGCCAACAAAATGCCAAAGGTTTTTTAAACAGCTACTTTTGCTTTAATAGCGGGGTGTGGTCCGTAATTCAAAAACTGAATGTCCTCGTAAGTAAAGGCGAAAATGTCTTTTACTGCGGGGTTCAGTTGTAATGTAGGCAATGGCTTTGGCTCTCTACTTAACTGCAAATGAGCTTGTTCTAAGTGGTTCAAGTATAAATGAGCATCTCCCAACGTATGCACAAATTCGCCAACTTGTAAGCTACAAACCTGTGCTACCATGTGGGTAAGCAAGGCGTAACTTGCTATGTTAAAGGGTACACCCAAAAATACATCTGCACTTCGTTGGTACAGCATACAAGACAATTTGCCTTCTGCCACGTAGAATTGGAACAAGACATGACACGGGGGCAAAGCCATTGTATTGATGTCTGCCACATTCCACGCTGACACTATCAAACGTCTTGAATCGGGGTTGCTTTTGATTTGGTTAATGACTTGACTAATCTGGTCTATGCTTTGTCCGTTAGGTGTTTCCCAACTCCGCCACTGATAACCGTACACTTTGCCCAAGTTGCCGTTTGCGTCTGCCCACTTGTCCCAAATAGAAACACCGTTGTCTTTCAAGTATTTAATATTGGTTTCACCTTGCAAGAACCAAAGCAACTCGTGAACAATAGATTTAGTATGCAGCTTTTTTGTAGTAACCAACGGAAACCCTTGAGCCAAGTCAAAACGCATTTGGTAGCCAAAAATGCTTTTTGTGCCTGTGCCTGTACGGTCTGTTTTGGGTACTCCTTCATTTAATATTTTTTGGAGTAATTCGTGGTATTGGTGCATAAATTTATTTTATTGACAATATAAAAAGTACGAAAAAACTTTCGCAAATAGAAGCCCGAACCGCTAACAATTATTTTTCCCCAAAACTCAAAAACTCTATTACAGACATCCCAAAAATGTCTGCAATCTTGTAAAGGTTAGCCACACTGAAAGAGACCAATCCCGCCTCCCAATTACCGTAAGTATTGGTAGATACTTTCAGTTTTTCAGATACTTCCTTTTGTGACATCTTTCGCATCGCCCTAAGAACCCTTAGTTTTTCGTGTACTTTCATACGTCTTTAAAATTTTTTTAGTGTACCTATGTGCTTGCATATACGTAGCAATAAGGCGTAATTGCTTACGCCTTATATTTTATATTTTAGTTTTAGAAAGGTAAATCCTCGTCTGCTATTGGTGGCGGTGTATCATTGGCAGGAGCATTGTTCGTTATATTACCATAAGATTTATCCTTTGCCATTGGCGGTTCTGTAGGCGGAGGCACATGATTACCACCACCTTCGGGTCTATTCAACATTTTCATTTCATCTACAACAACTTCTGTTATGTACTTTGTCGTGCCGTCTTGTGCCTGATACGACCTTGTTTGTAGTTTGCCTTCTATATATATCAAAGACCCTTTTTTAAGGTATTTTTCAGCCACTTCTGCCAAGCCCCGCCAAATCACAATATTATGCCATTCGGTTTTGTCTTGCACATTTCCTTCTTTGTCTTTGTATCTCTCATTAGTGGCTATAGAGAAAGTAGCTACAGGAATACCTGCCTCTGTTCTACGGACAACAGGGTCTTTGCCCAAATATCCCATTAATATTACTTTGTTTACCATTGTGTATATTGTTTAATAATTTGTAAAGGTATTAACTTTATTTGATATTTAAAAATAAAGATAAAATATTAATAAAATTAATATTCTATCTCGTACTGTTAAATCAAACAATAACAGCTCTTTGTTGGGCTGCAATAGCCTCGTTAATACTTTGTAGTTGTGATTCAGTCAAAATGTAACGTGGCAATGACTTTTTCACGACTTCCACCTTACCTTGTTCAATAAAACTTTTCATGTTTATTAAAGTTTCATTACTCATTGGTGTGCGCATATCTTCAAATTTTCTGTTGTAAACAGCCAAAACTTCTGCTGTTTTACAGCTGTCGTTTATGTTTTTCCAAACACTTGCCAACTCATTGTGGTTTGTTGCAAGATTTAGCTCGTTAATAGCTACCTCAATAGGATTTTGCCCTTTGTTAGCCCAATCAACAAGCATCTTGCCAACCTCTTCGGTCAAAAGAAACCCATCTTGTCCATCAAATAAACCACTACGGTCTTTTGAGGCTTTCGCAATATGGTTTTCCAAGTAAATTTCAAAGTTTATAGTTAGTTCGTATTCGTACCCCTCCCTTGTAATCTCTTTTGTCCCTACTTTTTGTGGTTTACTTTTCCCTGTGTTTTCATCTTTTATTAGTTCATAATCCTGCTTACGCCTTGACGTCGTAATGACGTGGCATTTAGATTGCAAGATTTTTTGAATAAATTTATTGTGTCTTGGCGTAACTTTCGCCCAAGCCGTATAAGAGTTTTTACCAGCCTCTTTTTCAGCTTGTTCTTTGTGTATCTCTAATACACCGCCTTCGCCCTCCCATTCATGAGATATGCTGTCTATTATAATGACCTCCATTCCTGCGTCTTCACACACCTTAATAGCCTGTATATACCTTTCAGGCGTAAAAGGTGGTTGTAAACAGAGAACTTTGTAATCTCCTAATTTTTCGCAGTACAACGCCGCACTTTCGTTTTCTGTATCTATTACTGCAATCTTGTCCCAATCATTGCAGATACCATTTGCAACTCGCAAAGCCGAATAGGTTTTTCCAAACCCTGAAGCCCCAGATATTCCTATCCGTAGCTTAACTTGCTTCCTCGCTTCGGTTGCTTTTTTTAAAATTAATCCGTTGTTACTCATTTTTCCAAGAAATTTTAATTGTGTCTTTTGTGTAAGGAATTGCTGGCGTAACAGTGTACGTTTCGCCTGTTGTTGTGTCTATTTCTACCATGCCCTCAACACCTTTGAGGCTGTTTGGTGCGAATTTTAGTATCTTCTCTCTGTTCTTTCGCAGAGTCGCAATGTCCGTTTCTCTCTGTTTTAAGCCCTGCCAAATACTGTCGTGGCTGTAGTCGTAAGTAGTGCTTACGCCTTTATCAACTTTTGCAAATGCAAAATGATAGTTAGCGGGATTTCCGTATTTGTCTAACTCCCTAAGTGCCAATTCCTCCAACTGTTCGGGGGGCGATATTTGTCCGAACATTCGCAATGCTGCAAACACTTTTAGTGGGTCTTCGTGTCCGTCCTCGCAATCTTGTGTAATCTCCGCCAAAATTGCCTCAAAGTCTTTACGACTTGTTTGTAACAAGTCGTAAAGTGTTTTTAAGAGTGTTTCCTTAGTCATTTGAAAGAACAATAAAACGGTTAATACAATGCGTGTAACTCTCTCTTATTTTACCATTGTCATTTTTAAACTTCATACAATAGTAATCTTGTTTTTCGTTTACCGTTTTCACGTATTCCAGCGACTCGTTTGTTGTTTTGTGAAAGAATTTGAAACCCAAACTAAGTAATTGGTTTACAATTTCGTTTATACAATCCATGTCAGCATTTTCAATCATTTCATACGCCTCTGCTACTGTAATTGTAAGTTGTTTAGGTTCTTTTTGCTTTGCTTTTTGGTTTTTAAAAGCTAAATCAAATTGACATTCGAAGCCCTCTGCTGTTCCTTTCCAAGTTTTCAAGGCTGTTTCTTTAACCTCCCCCAAAGCCTCAACAATAGGCGTGTTATTCTTTACAAGGTCTCTAAAGTGTTTTTGCCACACTTTTCTTAATTCTTTCGATTTGTTCATAAAAAGTAGTAAGTTATTATTGTTATTAATGTTATTAATTGTCATTGCCTTAATGACACTACAAATATACACTTATATTTTTAATATGCAAAATAAAGCTATAAATATTTTAAATATTTTTTATCAAAAAAACTAATAGCTTTATTTGTAAATTCAAAAATAAGTACGTATGTTTGTATTGTCAATAACGACAATAACAATAATACTTACTAACATGAATAATCAAATTGAAAAGTACCAAGAGAACCATATAGGTGTATGGTACAAATTAGTAGGAAACGAAAAGGTTTTTTGCTTACCACACGACTGTTTAGAACACAATATTTGTCATCAAGAATTAGTTTACAAAGGTTCAGGTAAGCAAATAGGCAAAGCAAGGCATGATGACGACATCTATTATGATGAGGACGAATATGAAGACGGAGAACGCAAAGAATGGGACGAATTGGAAGTTGAGGAACAAATTGAAGTAATACTACAAAATCATTATGGAGACAGCGAATACGCAGACGAGAACAGTGCTTACAATCCATTCAAAAGTGAATATTCCCTTTGGGTTCTCAAATTTACTTGGGAACAAGGAACAGAAACACAGACGGTAAACGCCAAAACTTTAAGTGAGGCAAAAGACATAGTAAGGGCTAAATACGGTGAGATTTGGAATATATACGATATGACAAACGAACCGACAGAAGATTGGGCTTTTGAAGTTGCAATGAATAGAGAAAAAGAAATGCAGCATTGCGAATAAAAAAAAATTTAAAATAGTAGTAACTTTATTTTGTAATTTAAAATAAAGTTACTACATTTGTAAATCAAATAACAATAACACTTACTACAATGGAATTTACAACATCACAAGCAGACGTATTTCAGGAAATAGCCGAACAAGAAACGCAAGGAGATAATGCTGTCCCTACAAAAAATGCCCCCGAACCGTTGGAAAAAGAAAATAGCATAGAGCTATTTAGCAACTTTTTCTTTTGTTTCTTTCAAAAAGTAAAAGAACACAATGCGTTGGTAGGTAGTAGAGCAGAATTAGAGCCAATACAATTCAAACAAGTAGCTAACTTTATTGTCGGAGAAAAGCTAACGATTGAATTAGTTAAAGTAATAGGTGGGGAAAAGGTTATTCTATTCATTTATACAAAAACTATAAGGTATTGCACAGCAAATACACCAAAAAGATTATTCGATTTGGTGTATATGTTATCACAAGGGGAAGAACTCTTTGAGTTTGAAAAAGATAAGATACCAACATGGCAAGACACGCAGGAACAGTAAAAAATAACCGTTTCGTTCCTGACGACCCTGATTTGTTTAGAAAAGACTTTCAGGAACGAAACGATAAAAAAGTGTGCGTAATCGTAAAATATGAACACGAAACACCAACAGAAATAAAATACTTCTATGGTGCTATTATTGAGCCTATAAGTAGATATATGAAAAAACAACCACACGAAACCGTTGCTTTTTTTCAGGGCTTATTTTTACCAACCGTAGAAGTGTACGGGAATTGGATAGTGCCAAGCGTAAGGCAAATATCCGAACTAAAAAAGCAAGAAATGGCGGAGTTCATAAATCAAATAAAGGACTTTGTAAGAAAATTAAACTTAATTATAGACTAATGTACCATAAAGAGGGTAAAAAATTAAAAGATAGGGCTTTACGGTACTTGAACACGTACCAGCCTTATGATAGGCATGAAGTATATTACCATACCTACAAATGTGAGATAAGTTTGAAGATAGAAACGTCTTGTAACAAAGAAAGCCTATTGCAAGACTTAAAAAGATATTTAGGCTTTCAAAAAATCCATTTAGTAAACCTTTAAATTATTGTTATTTAAATAGAGATGGGTAGCTTTGCTATTCATCTCTTTTTCTTATTTAAGCTATGGAAAAAAATACGCAATTAAGTCTATTGACACTACCTAAATTCAAGGTAGAAGTATCAAAAAATCCAGTTCATGCCGAACACTTTTCACCCGAAGAAAATGGTGCGGAATATGAAATCGTGAGCCAACGTAGGTACTTTGAAATCATGCGTGAAAAGATACCAGATTTCAAAATGAGTAACATTAGTTATGCGATTACCTCGAATCGCATACATAGCATTGATGTTCACGGAGAGAAACTAATCATACTAAGCCCTAAGAGTTTAGGCTATAAAAAACTCAAAAAGGGCAATACAGGGAATTGGAAAACCGTTGCTAATGCCCGATACAAAAGTGAACCCGAACCATTTAGAAGGATTGTTCTGCGAAACAGGGGCGATATAGATGCCCTCAACAACCAAGACTTTCACGAAAGTTATTCGGGTAAGTCGTACATCTTAGTTGATAAGACAAGACCCGATAATTGGGTGGTTGTGCAACTTATCAAAAAGACGAACATTAAGGAGTTAGTTTAACGCCTTTTTAGCAATTCTATTTATTTCATTGCGGGTAGCCTCCATTACCATACGCCACAGTGGTCGTGGAGGTATATTCTTTGAAGGGCTACCGTATTCCAGCACCTTAGCGTATTTGTGTATTGGCTGACCTTTGCTGTTTTTGGCGTTAATGGGGATGCCAATATGAACGACCATCTTAGTCTTATCTACCCACGAACTAATACTTTGGAATAAAGAAGAACTCTTGACTAATATCTTTTCTGAAAAGCCCTTTTTGATTTTGTAAGCCAAGTATTTAGCCCTTAACGGTGTCCAATTCATGGATTGCGTGCTGATTGTTTTTTTGGCTAAGGTTTCTCCGTACAAGCCTATTTTCTGCAAAGCCTCTACTTGTTTGGCTTCCATTTGGTTGCCCAAATCCTCAAATGCCTTACGTACACTATCAAAGTTGTTTAATTCAATTTTTATCATAAAAATTAATATCTTTATTTTTTTTTCAAAATAATGTTATTATATTTGCTAATAAATATAAGCATTTATGAAACACATAGCTATTCTACTGTCAATATTTTTATTGGCAGCTTGTAAGACTCTTACTCCTGCGGAAAAGGCACGTAGGGAGTATATTAAAACTGTATCACCTTACAAGCCTGTTACGGCAGAACCAATTAGAAAAGAAACAATAAAATAGAGTAACGGCACACACAAGGCAAGTCGGTGGCAATAAACCACCGTCCATGCGGAGCAATCTTAAATGGTGGGTTCGAGTCCCAGTGTGCCACTAAAATCTCACGATTATGAAATTAAAAACATTCTTTTACATACAAACGACATTTATTATTCAAGCATATTTAGAAAACGACTTTGCTAATATATGCGAAATAAATAGAGTGAGGCTTTAACTGCTTTTGATATTCTTATCACAAGTAAAAAAAATGCTTTTCGTAAATTCACGCACTCACGTACAACGCAAGGAGAGTTGTTAGGTAAATTCCAAGATGGTGAAATAAGTTTAGAACAATATACCCATGCCTCATTTGCCAAAGCAGTAACGGGGGAATTAGAAGAATTTGAGAATAATTTGTTTATGAACTTATTTTTTGGTGAAATGTCATCACCTAATGAATTATCAATAGGTGTGCCGAAAGGGTTTAGTTCAGATGACATTACACCTATTAATCCTTAATCACCATGAAAAAAGACGTAAATAACATTTGATTTACCACAAACAAAAAAACAGTTGTCAAGTATTTCTTGACAACTGTTTTTTAATTCCACCGAATCGAGGTAATTAAAAATTACACTATTGCACCCAAAACACCCCTGCAATGACAATGAAATGGTGGCTTACTAAAACCCCTATCCGCTAATTGTTCCTCTGTCAGGTTCCGAAAGTCATCTATGCCTACACTTGTCGCAAATGGTGGCAAATCATCTAAACCATTCTCCAATTCATTAATAAGGTTCGCAACAGACTTTTTCACGAAAAACTCCTTACCATTCATTACTTTACAATGAGGGCAGGTAAGCCTATCATTAACTTCTATGATAGTGTACTTTTCTACCTTTGCTTGCTGCATATACAACAAATTTGCATTGGTACGAACCTTATTCATGGTTGTATTGATGACCCTTGTTATTTTCCATTGTTCAAGCTGTAAAACATTTTGCAGGTCATTCGTTACTTCTTGCACCAAATCAGCAATGTCCGTGTCGCCTTCGTAATAAGCCCTCAAAAGTTGTGTAAGCCTTGTAACCATTTCAGGGTCAGTAATGATATTGCCCAAATACTGTATGTCCGCAGCAATCAAATAATCTATAACCCTCTGGTCAAGGAAATTACTTGTAGGGTCTGGTGGCACGAAGTCAAAATTGAATTTCGTACCAAACACCCTTTTGTCTTTCCGAAAGTAATCATAGCTATTGCTTACGTGCTTTGTGCAAATGTCTTTTAAATTGCCTATAAACGACTTTCCCCCTACATTGGCTAATTTATCAAGTATTGCCTTTTCAAGTGCCTCAAACGATTTGTATTCTTTTTTTAGCACACTTTTACAAGCCTTACCAAAGTCATCTATAAAGTCATTGTATAGTTTTTCAGCGGCATTGATGTAATCCTTTGCAAATTGGTTCTGTTTACGGTCAGGGAACCCCGCGTACGCTAAACATTCTTTCGGAATGGAATAATCAAACTTCGCCTTAGTTGCTGTAAAAGAAAATTGTTGTGGCTCGTCTTGTATGTAAGGCTGACTATAACCTAATCTTTCTGCGTATTGTTGCTTGCTAATAATGCCGTCTGCAAACAACTTTTGCATATTGCTTATTTGCTTTTCCGTAATTTGTTCTGCCAATAACCTATCTTCGGGCATTGCCTCCTCAAATTCAATGGTTACGCTTCTTGGAGAATAGCCCGCCAATGTCAATTCTAACAAAATGGTTTCTTCTAACCATGTAGCTACTCTTTGCTGAAAAGCCCTGTATTGTTGTGCCATTTTTTTCAACACAACCTTGGTAAAAGCCTCACTAACAGTATAGCTCTCCCCCATCATGTTAGGGTCTTGTTTTAAACTTTGATAAGTAATCAAATTGATTATCTTGAAAAAAGACTCCACCCCATTTGCATTAGAATTAGCATTTTCAATCTCCATTTCATATTGGTTTTTTAAACCAACCACAATGCCATTCGCACTGCTCCGTTGCACGGCTTTGTACGTGTCTTGTAAATATTTCTGAACTCTTTGCTCATACACATCGTCAGCCTCACCATCTTGCTGTTCTGGGGCATCTACCAACACTTTATACAACCCTGCAATACCAACCTTACGCAATATTGTCTTAAAGGACTTCCACATTTCATTTTCAAAAGCAACGCTGTCTATCACAGACAACAAAAAAGGAACACCGTACAAAGAAGTATCTGTAAGCTGCAAAGGAATGTAGCTATAAGTCTTTCCTAATGGTGTCCCCATAATACCAAAGTTATCTAAATTATTTAACTGCACCAAGTAAGGTTTTTCGTTCCCCTTACGAACCCAACGTATTGTATAAGGATTAATAAACTCTATTCTATCAATCCCTGATAGATTTTTGTTTATTATCCTATCAATGCTTATACAGCCCTTTACAGCTAACTGGAAGAATATAGTGTCTAAAATCACATCATTCCCGCCTACGTACCATTCATTCATTTTTGCCTCAATGTGGCTACGCATTTGTCGCTGTTTTCGTGGGGCGATTGTTTCATCAAAGTAGATTTGATATTTAGTATTCGCTAATTTGATGTTACTTATAGCTAAACTCACCTTTGGGTGGTGAACCGCCAAATTGCCTAACATCAACAAAATACTTGGTTCAAACTCATCCCTTTGGTACATAGGTATATCACCTATTACCGTACCGTAACTATCCGTAGGGGCAGCCGTATTACCAGGGAGTACCTCCAATTTCCTAACATTCTTTTCATCTGTTGTTAATTTAATCCTATGTCTTTGAAAAATAGGATTAAAATAATTATATATTTTGTTAAATATTGACATATCAATAAAGTATTAAAAGTACATTATTTTTTTAATATGGCAGAGCTATTCCACTCGCAAAAATTCTTTTTTCGGGCTGCAAATCAAAGTAAGACCGCATCATTAGCATATCTGAAAAGTCAGGCGACCTACCTATCGCCTTTTTGATTTCGTCTTTTTTCAAGACGGCTAATTTCCCCTCTTTGTCAATTTTTGCATTTTTTATGAACCCTAACTCCTGATTCAAAAAGTTCTTATCTTCTAAGGATAATTTAGCCTCAATATAAACTTCGTTGTTGTTGATTTTATCTGCCAAATAGAAGTGGCATTGGTCTTTCAAACTAGCGTACTCTACTTTTTGCCCTTTGATAGCAATAGGTTTTGAGCCGTTGTGAAACGAAATAGCATTTTGCAAATAGCCTTTGAGGTAAGCCCCTATACCGTCTCCGTCATACACTATTCTACGGTGTGGTACGTTATGCCTATCGGCTGTCTTACGTATGACTTCCTCTATTTCATTAGCCTTGCTTTTTTTCAGTACAATGACTTCTACCAATCTCCACCCATTCCAAACGCCTAAGACGAATTTATCCGAACCATGCAAGGCTATATCGGCAGTAATGTACTTATTGCCACCCGCCACAAAAAAGTTTGTATAAAGGTCTGCAATAGCACTGTATTCAATTAGTTTCGCGGGGTCATCGTCATAATCCCAGTTTCCCTTTAACAATCTCTCTATACTTGCTTCGTCCAAAGAAGCAAGGTTATCTATGTACCGTTTAGCAAGGTGTGGGTTGTCGGTAGCAAGAGCCTGTATAAATTGAATTCCTTTTGGGAGTAATCCCTTGCGGTATTTATCAAAGTAATTGTCGTAAACCCAATTTTTTGCAGGGTTACAAGACATTAGTATTTTTTCAATGCCGTAAACGTCTAACCTGTGCCGACAACGTGATTTTACTACGTTCTTTGCCTTTTCTACTAATTGGTTTACTTCGTCCAAAAAAGCCCCTGTAATTTCCAAAGAACCTAAGTTGTCAAATTCGGGATCAGAAGGATAGTGAAACAAGTCTTTCAGGATAATTACTGAACCGTTTGAAAACCGTATTTCATTGGCTTGCTGATTGAATACATAGTGCTTATTAGCTTTTATGTTTTGCATACTTGCCACTTTATAGAAAGACTGCAAAGTGGTTTGTTTCAAGATATTTAATTTTTTACGCCCCATTAGCCACCTTGTATCGGGGTAACGCATAGCACTTTTCAACAAGAAATAAACCCCCAAAATAGATTTACCTCCGCCTGCTGCACCACCGTACAGCACTTCAGAGGTTTCTCTATCTTGGATAAAATCCAATGCTTTAGTTTGTTTCTTGTTGAGGACTATCATTTATTGTTTCAGGCTGTTCTTCTGTACTATCATCAAATAACTCTGGTGTTGCTGAGGTTTCATAGGTTTTAATTTCTTCCCAAATGATACTATCGTCTTGGGTTGTATCAATGTCCTTATCTAATCCTAAAAGTTTTGATTGCTGCAAAAGACTATCTACGGCTATTTTTAGTAGTCTTGCGTCTCCAACGGCTTCAATAGTTTTTATATAGGTTTCATCTATTGTGTTTGCGGTTTCATCAAACATATCAGAAGCACGCCCAGCTTGTTTTGGTCTTCCTCTGGGTGCTGTTCGTTTTTTGATATACTTTTCTTTTCTCTCTTGTTTAGAGATTTCATAGTCTTTGAGCGACAAATTATAGATGTATCTGTATTGCTCTAAGAGTCTTTTTTTTTCTTCCCCTATATTTATTTCAGGCACATTTAAATCCCTATAATACTGTACAATCCTTTTTATAGAGGAAATGGAATATACTTTATGGTTATTGTCAGCTAACCACTGTTGTATTTCTGCGTGTGTAAACCCTTCAAGTGATTTTTTATAGATAACAGGAGCTAATCTTTCTCTATTTTTATTACTTCTTGCCATAAAACTACATAATAACTTTATTTGATTTTGGCAAGTAAAGTTACTATTTTTTTCAATAAATCAAATCGTGTAGAGATTATTTTTGTTTTTTGCCTCAAAAAAATAGGTTATGATTGATAATCAATTAGTTAGCTAAAAAAACTTGTAGAGATTAATAGGACTTATCCAAGTCTAACAGAAACTATAACAAAACTCTACAATCTATAACTATCTTATTATCAATTATATATATTATATATTATATATTACTGTAGAAATATATATAGTATATATAATAATAAAGTAATAATAGTAATAAGGTAGTAGGTATATAGGTATATAGTAAATAAAATACTATAGTAGATTACGAAGATGTTTTTTTGCGAAAAAAGTCTATATCTCTACAGTCCTATTTTTTTTTCTTGTAACTTATTGATAAATAATAAGTTGATAGTCAAAAAAGGCTGTATAGATTTGTTATAGGTGTTGTTAGACTTTAAATAATACTATTAATGTCTAACAGAAAGAAATATTAAAAAAACAACTATCTTTATTTATTATTTTAAAATAAAGGTATTAATTTTGACACTACAAAAAAATAATGCCTATTTAGGCAAAATTTAGAAAACTATACCCGCAGGAAATAAAAAATGGGGACAAAAACGGCAATCCTTACTACTCTAAGAGGGGAAGAAACATAGCTAATGAGCTAATCAGAACTCAAAAGCAAATTAACCAAAGACTTTTAGAGGAATGTACTAAAAGGCTGTAATTGTGGTAGAAACACCCCTTTTGCGTGCCTATACGATTAATTTTTTTAATAATTTATTTAAAAAATTGCTAACTTTATTTTGTTTTATCAAATAAAGTTAGCAATTTTGCTTTGTCTTTTAGGAGGTAATAATGCCTTTACTCGTAATGTACCGCCTGCCGAATTAAAACACGCTGGGCAAAATGAATGAACTAAGTACGATAGCTTTATCGGACTTTCTGAAAAATCTCCAAGACTACTACCGTAGAAATACGGTAGTTTTTACATCTTGCTGAACAATATATTAACTTCTACGGTGAGTTGTTTGGGCAACAAATAGCTATTGAAAAAGTAGAGAGTATTGGGGTATGGAGTTTTATTAATTTTAAAGTTAATGGATAAAAGAAGAAAGTATTGGACTGCTGAGGAAATTTCTTTGTTAAAAGAGATATTCCCGCACAACCATACCAATAAGGTTTGCGAAAAAATTGGTAAGTCTTATTATGCAGTGGCTAACATGGCTAATATTTTAGGGTTAAAAAAAGACCCTGAATTTAAGGCTGCAATGCTTGAAAGGTTAGGCAGACAATTAGAGAATAAGGGTACACAATATCGGTTTAAAAAGGGCGTTCCACCGCATAATGCGGGTAAAAAGACACCAGAGCATATTTTAGAAAAATGTAGGCATACATTTTTCAAAAAAGGGAATATTCCGCCTAATGCCAAAAAAGAATGGACTGAAGTATATAGAACGGACAAATTAGGGAAAAAGTACACTATGATAAAATTACCTAATGAAAGACGTTTACGGTACAAACATATATGGCTTTGGGAGCAACATAATGGGAAAGTTCCCGAAGGCTATAATGTAGTGTTTAAAGATAAGAACCCTTTGAATTGTACGATTGAAAATTTGGAGTGCATTAGTAAGGCGGAGTTAATGAAACGCAATACTATGCAGCGTTTCCCAAAAGAGTTGCAAACGGTAATGAGATTAGTCAAAAAAATAAAACGGATAACCAATGAGAAACAAAATTGAGGATTTAAGAAACCTATTGTTCGAAACTGTTGAAAGACTTTTGGACGAGGATAACCCTATGGAAGTGTCAAGGGCAAAGGCAATAGCAGATGTCGCAGGTGTCATTGTAGATAGTGCCAAAGTAGAGGTTGATATGGCAAGAACAGTAAACGGCTTTACAGGTTCAGGATTTATACCTGTTGATAAGCCAAACGAAAACATAAAACTGCTCAAATAATGAATATTATTATCAATTCAGCCAGCTTATTGAAGCAACTAAACGCCTTGAAAGGTGTTTTGTTAAGTAATCCTATCATGCCTATATTGGAGAATTTCTTATTTGATGTAAATGGGCAGAAATTGACCATTACGGCATCAGATATGCAAAACACGATTACGGCAGAAGTAAATGTGGATAGTGATACAGATGGGCGTATTTGTATTCCTGCAAGAATGTTTATGGAAACCTTGCAGAATTTGCCCGAACAGCCTATTACGATAAAAGCCAACTTAGAAACCTTTGCGGTGGAAATTGTGGCTAACAAAGGTCGTTACCGTTTGGCTGGGGAGGATTCAAGTGATTATCCTTTGCCGAGAACCACACAAAAAAGCACCAATTCTATTGAATTGCAGAGTGAAGTTTTGTCAAGTGCTATTGCCTATACATTGTTTGCAGTAAGTAAAGACGAAATGAAACCTGCTATGAATGGTATGTATGTCAATATTAAGCCTGACAAGGCAGATTTTGTAACGACAGACAGCTACCGTTTGGTAAGGTATCGTAGAACAGATGTAACGAGTGAGACCGAAATTTCGGTTATTTTGCCTAAAAAAGCCCTATCATTACTGAAAGGTGCTTTGCCCGACAACAGCATGGTAAAATTGGGGTTTACCAATTCCAATGCTTTTTTTGAGTTTGGCAATATGAAGTTAGTTTGCAGATTGATAGACGAGAGATTCCCTGATTACGAAAATGTCATTCCTTTGAACAATAGCAATGTCTTGACATTTGACAAAAAGGAAACCTTAGGGGCTTTGAAAAGAGTAGGCATTTACGCGAACAAAACAACTAATTTGCTCAAATTAAAATTAGATTTAGAGCATAGTTTTGTGGTATCTGCCGAAAATGCGGACTTTGAGAGTGAGGCGAGTGAAAATGTAGAGGCAGAGTATATGGGTGCAGAAATGTTGGTAGGCTTTCAATATTTCATGTTGGCGGAGATGTTATCGGCAATATTGACTGAAAACATCAAACTATCATTATCAGCCCCTAATCGTGCAGCTTTGATATTGCCACAATACCAAACGGCAAACGAAGAAGTTTTGATGTTGATTATGCCATTGAGTTTAGATGCATATAGGTACTAATTTTTCATAAATTGATAGTAAGGAACAGACCACTCTTTTAGAGTGGTTTTGTTTTTCTTTATTTTCAAAAAAATAAATAAAGTTATTAATAAAATTAGTATCTTTATTTTGATTTAACAAATTAATGTATATATTTGCAACAAAATAAGATGTTATGACGATTGGAAATAAGATAACCGTTACTTTTTTGAGCAGTATTGTAGGGTACTTTCCTATCATATTGTTTTTAGTGTTGATTTGGATAGGCATGGGCTTATCAACTACCTTTTTGGTTGCAAGTAGTTTCAAGCAAAACATCTACTTGTATTTGTTGGCTAATCCTGAATACAAAGACGTAGCCCAAGAGTATGCCTCAAACATTGCCTTAGCATCGGGCGTGTCATTAGCTATTTTGTTAGAGGGGGGTGCGTTTTTATTCGTTATTCATAATTGGCGTATCATGTCTTGGGTGGCTGCTTTTATTTCAGGTAGCATTGCAGCGTTGGGGATGCTCAAAAACCTACCAACGGACATTTATATCTTTACCGATATAACTTCGTTTTCTAAGGTGGCAATTTTGCTTGTTTTTGCTTTGGCAGTCCCTACCTATTCAGTGAATTTCGCTGAGATGTTGAATGAACAGTTAGATAGGGAGATTGCGGAATTAGGTAATAAGTCTGTAAAACAAGTCATGCAAGAGTATATTGCGATACAGTTAATAGCTGCATTAGGCATTGCGAAAACAACTAAAAAAGGTCGTTTTACAAGGCGAGATACGATACAAACACCACAAGCAGCAAGTACGGTTACACCTTATTTTTCAATTAAAACAGCCTAAAATATGATACAGATACCTGAAAATAATAAAAGAGAGGTTAAAGAAAACTTCTTTGCAACACTATCCAATAATTGGTTCAATGTATTTAGCTTTATTTTGGTTTGGTGGCTATTCAGTTTAGCCCTTAAAAAGCTATTTCCAATAGACTATATTTATTGTGTTTTGATGGTCTTATTCATTTGCGTAGTAACAACCTTGTTACGTATCTCCACTACCCTATCGTTAGACTACGAGGCTTTTGTAGATGAGTACGAGCAGGAATACCAAGATTTGGTAAAAAGCAATGAAATATTGTTAGCGGATAACGAAATACTCAAAACGAACTTTGAAACAATCAGAACGGATTTAGAGAGTTACGTAGCGTGGTACAAAGAGCAAAAAGCCAATAACGAGCAACTGCAAACACAACTAAACGAAGTTCAAAGCAAGATTAGCGATATTGAAACGGGCTATGAAGATGTAATAGCGGATTTGCAGCAAGAACTGAAAGCCAAAAGCGAAGTTTTGTCGAAGTTACAGCAAGACAACTTAGCTAATCTACCGAAATTAAAGCAGTGGGAAAAATTAAAAGATTTCTACTTTTTAGTAGAATGCGAAATAGAGCCAATTACGGTAATGAATTGGAAAAGTTTCCTGAATACAATCAACCCTAAAAAGCAAAGGTTATTGGATAGTGGGGTTGATTTGAGTTTTCTACCATAGGGTAAAATTAAGGACGCAAAAATAATTGAATAACAATGGAACATACAACCTATACGATTGACTTGAAAGACAACGAAGTATTCGCAGATGAATACTGTCGTAGCGAAAATATAACGCCTTTTGCGTTGTACTACCGATTAAAAAACGGTTTAATTTGGCGTTATGGAATACCTGAACGGCAATCAATCATTATCATAGAAAAGGACACATGGACACGCAAAAAGAGTGGCAGAAAAAAGAAATAGTAGATACTAAAATGTATCATGTATTGAATTTATTTTAACAACAAATAATGCGACAACTTTAAAAAGTTTAAAGAAATTTTTTTGCCCTAACCTATAAATATTTTAAATATTTTAAACAAATTTTATTAGTTTTTTCAATATCAATTACTACATTTGCATAGTTAAATTTTTAGCTATGCAAATTCCTTTTCACAACCCAAACAACTTAGCCCTGATAGATTACCGAAAGTTAGAGGGCATACAAGGCAATCTCAAATACCTTCCGATAGAAAACAGAGAAAAACTACTGAATAGCTTGCAAAAATTTGGTTTCTTTGAGCCTTTTCAAGTATGGAAAGACCAAGATACTTACAAGTTGGTAGATGGACACGCAAGGCTCAAATTCTTTTTAGAGTACCAAGTTACGAACCAAAACAACGGCTACGAATTCCCTTATCTTATCGTGGAGGCAAAGAACTTGCAAGAGGCAAAAGAAAAGTTAGCCGTAATCAGTTCGCAATACCACACCATTACGCCTCACGGTTGGGAGGAATTTAGCCAAGACATGGACAAAGATTTTTTAGCAAACTCCGTACACTTTGATTTATTAGCAAAAGAATTGGCGGAGTTCGCCAAACAGCAAGAATATGTACCAACAAAAGCAGATGACTTACCAATCATACCCATAGACAAAGACGACAACAGTTCTAAGGGGACATCTGTACCAATTATGAAGTTTGGCAAAACCACCATTAATATTACTGAAGAAGAATTAGACTTACTCAACCAAAAATTTACTGAATACACGCAGGAAACCAAAGTCCCTTACGGTTTCGTGCATTTCTTAATCAACCCTAACGACTAATGAATTTTATAGCTAATTATCCAATTAAAGACCTTACACCAGCCTCTTACAACCCTCGTGAAATTACGGAACAAGGCTTTACAAAATTGCAGGAAAGTATAAAGAAATTCGGCATAGTAAAACCTGTAATTATCAACGGTGCAGACGGAACACTCACCGCAGGGCACCAGCGAACCAAAGCCCTTAAAGCAATAGGCATTACCCACGTACCAGCTATGCGTTTACCCTCTATTGGTAGGCACGATGAGATTAACTTCAACTTGCAACACAATAGAATAGAAGAGAATAAGAGTGTGGTCATGGTACAAAATGCAAAAGAGCTGCCTTGGGGCTTTTCCGTAATTTCCCACAAGGATTACAAAGTAGAAATAACCGACAATGCAGCTATTATACAAACCATTGCCAAAATGATAGCCCGATACGGAGATTGGGGTAGTTGTGTGATAGACGAAAACGGCTTAGTCATTGAAAATGCAGAGTACGCCGTTGCAGCCAAAGCCACACATAGGCAGCTATTAGTGTATAAAATGCAAAACAGCCTAATTCCTGAATTTAAGCAATACATGAGGCAGGATTACGGTGAGTATAAGTACGAAAAGTTAGGTATCAAGCCCTATAACCAAACACATTGCCAAATGCACAGACTAACAGGGGGTAGGCAAAATAGTAGTACAACGTATGAAAACTTGGTACTGCCTAATTTGGAAAAAGGTAAAAGGTTAGTAGATTTTGGTGCAGGGGAACAGGCGTATGTGAAACTCTTGCAACAAAAGGGCTACAAAGCCTTTGCTTACGAACCACACCCACGTATTCAAGGAAAAATTGCGTTTGACATTCCTTTGGTGGTCAAGATGATAAGGGAGTTAGCCAAAGACGTAAAAGCAAATGGTTTGTACGATTACGTAGTGTTGGATAGTGTCATCAATTCTATTACCACGATTGAATTTCAGCACTTAGTTATGTTAGCTTGTAATGCCTTGTGTAAAAAGAATGGTATATTTTTCATTGGGACAAGGGCAATGGAAAAGATAACTAAGCAGGAAAACGTGAAAATAGCTACTTCAACGCACCGTTACGTTGAATACTTTGATAAGAACTTATTTACAGCAACTTTCCGTATGGGTGTCTGGACATTACAAAAAATGCACACCAAAGAAAGTTTTATCGAAATGCTACAAACCTACTTTGAGGAGGTAACGGTTACGAAAAAGTACGGTTCATCTATGCACCACGCTATTTGTCGTAAACCAAAACAGTTTAGTAGCGAGGAGTACCGAAAGGCATTAGATATTGAATTTAACATGGAGTACCCAAATGGTTATAGGCACAACCAACAAAAAGAATTAGTAAACGAATTATTGTATGCCTTACATCAAAGAAGCCAAGATAACAGCTAATTTTAAATACTTGTGGTTGAAGTACGTAAAGGGCTTTGACATAACGGAACATTGTGCGAAGTGCTTGCTTGGAGAGTACGAAAAGCAAGTATCTCCAAAAGGCATTTTTACAGGGGATTTGCCTATTGCACCCTATTATTACTTGTGTGGTGTATCTATGCCTTTTGTGTGGGCAAACAATTTTCATTTGGCATTTGAGGCGAAAGAGGGTAGTACGTTGGTTATTGAAAGAAACGGCATTGTCTTAGTGATAGACAATGCCGTTGAATTGGAAATTAAGCCTCCTACTATACAACTTACGCACAAAAAAGAGTTTACCACTTGTCGTAATTGGCAGTTTGCGGTAAATAAGGTTTTAGAGCAATAATCTTTGTTCTTTTACTTCTTCCGCCTTTACATCTACAATATTCTTATCCACTAACAAATCAATAGTTTCTTGTAAATTATTGATTTGTTCCTGCATAGAATTGATAGTTCTCCTTTGCATGAATATTATAGCAGCCTGTTCTTTTAGTTTAATCTGCAAATTAAGGTTTTCTTGGTACTTTACTAAGGTGTTTACTTCGTAAAAAAAGAAGTTAGCATCTAACTCAAAGGTAGTAATTAACTTTTGAATAGTATGCAAGGGGGCATCTTGTCTATCATTCAAGTATTTGCTGATATTACCAGCATCTTCTTGCAACTTGTTAGCAAAATCTTCTTGGCTTTTAACTGTACCATTAGAGAGCAGGTACTGAAAAGCCACTTTAAACTTATTTTTGTGTTCTATCATATTTTATTAAAAAGGAGTGTAAATTTACATTTTTACCTTTTATTTAATTTATCTATTAACACCTTATATTTGTTTTCTAAGGTATTTTTTTCATTTTTAACATTCCTGTTCTCTATAATCATGTTTTTGAGGTCAATTAGTACCTCTCTAATGTCAAGATTTTTCAGATTGTCGTATTTATCCCTTGACATTTCCGACAAGACTTGTGCTGTTTCATTAGAGATAGGCAAATCTTTGAAGTCCTCAATATCATTGATTTGGAATAGCATATTGTTGTACTTTTTCTCAAAATCTTCTTCTCTACCCCACAATAGGAAATCCACAGATACGTTGAATAGTTGGGCAATCTTGACAAAGTTTTGCAACTGCAAATTGTCGCCTTTTTCAAGGATAGAGTAGTTGGGTTGACTTACACCAATCTTTTCCGCAACTTCTCCTTGCGACATTCCTGATTTTATGCGTAATAGTCGTATTCTATTTGCAATCTCCTTGTTATTAATTTCTTGAAACATAATTTAAGTAGGTTAAATATTTGCGCCAAACGTACATATTTTATTTTTAAAAAACAAGTTAATTAAAAACAAAATAAAGTTATTTAAAATATTTATAGCTTTATTTTGAATTGTGAAATAAAGTATTTTACTTTGTGCATACACTTTTGAACGGTGTATTTTTTTATACCAATGTTTATTAATATAATTAATATATATTGGTATATTTACAACAAATATTACTATATTCAATTTATGATAACTTTAAGACCTTACCAACACGCAGCTATTAACGGAGTATATCAACTTTTTGCTGAAAAAGTGAAAAGTGTTTTGGTGTGTGTTCCTACGGGGGGTGGTAAGACGACCATAGCAGCAGAGATAGTAAAAAAGGCCGTTATGAAGTCTAAAAAGGTCTTGTTTGTGGCTCATAGAGAAGAATTAATTTTACAAGCCCACGCAAGGTTAGCAAAGTTTGGCGTATTGGGAGGCGTGATGATGGGCAAGCATAACCAAATCTACAATGAAGTTATTGTAGGCAGTGTGCAGACATTAGTGCGTAGAGAGTTACCGCAAAACATAGACTTAATCATAATTGATGAGGCACATCACGCTACAAGTAATAGCTATGTAAATATCTTGAAAAACTACCCTAATGCTTATGTCATGGGCTTGACTGCAACGCCTGAAAGAATAGACGGAAAGAGTCTGCAAAACATCTTTCAAGAATTGATTTGCCCTATTTCAATCAATTCGTTGATTGAAGAGGGCTTTTTAGTGCCTACCAAAACATTTGCAGCCAAAGATGCCCTCAAAGAGCAAGACCTGAAAGACCTAAAGACGACAATGGGAGATTATGACACTGCCCAACTCTATAAGAAATTTGACAAACCCAAACTCTATCAAGGGGTTGTCGATAACTACCTCAAATTATCTAACGGCAAAAAGGCTATTGTTTTCAATATCAACTGCGAACATTCAAGGAAAACCGCAGAAGAATTTACCAACAATGGTATCAAAGCTATGCACTTAGACGCCGATGTGGACAGTAAAACACGCAAAGAAATATTAGCGGACTTTGCAGCCAATAAGTTCAACGTGCTTTGCAACGTAGGTATTCTCACAGAGGGCTACGATTTGCCCGATATTGAAACTGTAATCTTGAATAGGGCTACTAAATCTGTGTCTTTGTACTTTCAAATGATAGGGCGAGGCTTACGACCAAACGGCAATAAAGAACATTGCATAGTCATTGACCACGGCAATAATTGGCTAACGCATGGTTTCGTTACGCATGAAAGAGAGTGGCAGTGGAAGGGGCGAAAGAAAAAGAAAGTAGGGGCTTTCCCTGTCAAAGAGTGTCCTGAGTGCCACGAAATAATGCACACTGTCAAGTCAAGTTGTCCCTCTTGTGGGTATGTATTCCCGAAAGCTAAAAGAGAGGATTTGATTGATGACTTTGTAGAAGTGCAACAAACGCCAAAGGTAGTGCCTAAAACCATTTCTAATGAACTCAAAAACAAGCCAATAAGGGAAATGAGTATTGAGGAATTGGAGGAGTACAGGACTTACAAGAACTATAAAATAGGGTGGATTATCTACAAGTTGCAAGAAAAGAGTAAAGGCGACCTGCAAACAATGAAAGAGTTTTTGCAGTCATACGCTACTATGAAGAACTATAAACCTACGTGGGTACATATCCAAATAAAAAAAATTAAATATGGCAGTAACGTATTATAAATCACACGCAGAAGTTGTAAAAGGAGAGGTGATGACCTTAGACGACTTCATTAACAAGATACGTTTAGGTGTGTGGAAAGATGCTGTTTTAAAGGCACGAGCAGTACGGGTACATGATTACGAAAGGTATCAAAAAATAATTAAGCCAAGTATGCCTTGTGTGGCGTTTGGAGTATTCTCACGTAGAGAGGATAAATCTCTACAAGAGCATGCGGGCGTAATTTGCGTTGATTTTGACCCCAAAGACAACCCTGATTTATTGATACCTGAAAAGTTTGAGGCTATCAAACAGCAATTAGGCATTGATAAGTATTCAATGTATGTAGTCAATTCCTTATCAGGAGTTGGTTTGTTTGTCATTGTTAAAATCAACGGCAATAAGCACCGAGAAAGTTTTGAGGGCTTACGCAACTACTATTACAATGAATACGGCTTAATCATGGACAGTTCGGGGGGCAACGTATCAAAGCCAAGATGTGTAACTTACGATAATGCTATTTATGCAAATGAAAATGCTGTTTTATTTAAAAACTACCTAAAGGTAGAAAAGATTAAGGTACAGCCAATTGTTTACAGTGGACATGATTTAGACTTTGTTTTAAGGCAAATTAGAGAAAAGGGGATTGATTTAACAGCTCCAACGGCTACCCAAAATGGGTATCAACGGTGGTTAAATATAGGCTTTGCATTTGCCCACAAATACGGGGAGGGGGGTAGAGATTACTTTCATGCCGTTTCTTCAATGAGCCCGTTGTATGACTACGGGCAATGTCAACGACAATACAACTCTATTTTGAAGCATAAAGGGAGTGGCAATCAAATAACCATAGCGACATTCTTTGCCTATTGTAAAGAGGCAGGTATTGAATTGACCACTGAAAAGACAGGCGAAATTAAAACGGCAGCTATTCAGGCTAAGAAGTCTAAAAGAACAAAGGAAAGTGTTGTTGATATGCTTTTGGAGCTAAATGTCATATCAGAAGATGAAAGAAATTTAGCTGAAGACATTACTAATCAAGTGTATAGCTTGAATAATGAGCAATTAAAAGACGAGAGGTCTATGATTGCAAGGTTACAACACTACATTCGTGCTAATTGGAAAATACGTAGAAACGAAATTACCAATTATTACGAAATACAAGACCACAATGGGAAGTACAGACCATTGGAGAAAGAGGACTACAATAATATTTACATCAATGCCAAAATAGTAGTTGATATTCAAGTAAAAAAAGAAGATGTAAAGAGTATTATAGAAAACAGTGATACTCCTTCGCACCACCCTATTCTGTCATTTATCAACTCCAATAAAACACTTAATCCAAAGGGCTACATTGACCAAGTAATTGACTGTTTAGGCTATGAAGAGCCTACACGTAAAATTAATGGCAAAGAGATGTCTTATAGGGAGTTTATGCGTTACTTTTTTGTGAAATGGTACGTTGGTATAATAAAAAGCATAGAAAAAGAACACAACCCTATGTTCTTAGTCTTTGCAGGACCCATTAACATAGGTAAAACAAGATTTTTTAGGGGACTATTGCCAGAAGAATTGTCGGATTATTTTGCTGAGAGTGATTTCTCTGAAAAGAAAGATGACAAAATATTGATGTCTAAGAAGTTGATTATTTATTGCGACGAAATGGACGGCATCAATGGAGATAGTGCGGAGTCACAAAGAAAATTTAAAGCCATGACTGAATACAAAAAGATTACCCAAAGGGTGGTTTATGGAGATAAATCTACTGATATGTTACGTTTGGCTACTTTGTGTGGGAGTTCTAATGATACAGACTTATTGAAAGACCCACATGGTAATAGACGTATATTACCGTTTAAGATAAAAAGTATTGATTTAGAAAGGTATGAAAAGATAGACAAAACAAATTTGTTTATGGAAATATACCAACTTTCTAAGACCATGCCAAAGTGGTACATGACACCTGAAGACGTTGAATTATTGGCGAAGTGGACTAAGGAGTTCAAAGCCCCTGATAAGGCAGTAGATTTGATTGAACACTATTTTAGGATACCACAAGGGGATGAACCAAGGTTATATTTGAGCAGTACCATGATCCAAGCCTATATTGAAAAGTCATCGGGCATGAAATTGACATCAAAGAGTATTGGTTCAACCTTACAAAGAATGGGGTTTAAGTGTGGTACGATACGCATACAGCAAGAAACAGGCTTAGGTAGTTTCAAAGATTTGCAGAATTATTACCAAGTGGTAGAGAACCATAAAAACCCTCAAATCATACCAATTAAATGTTACAGAGATGAAAAAGGGGAGCCAATCAGCTATACATCAGACGACTTTAATTAGTGAGGATAGGCTGCAACAGGATTGTGCTATGTGGTTTAAGAACACCTACAAGCATTTTGCAAAGGCTTTTTACATGATAAACAACGCAGGTACAAAGACCAAAGTAAGGGCAGCACAAGACAAGGCAATGGGTATTACAAGGGGAGTCCCCGACACGCATTTAGTTGTACCAAGAGGTGGTTATCATAGTTTGTTTGTAGAGTTCAAAGTAGGTAAGAATGTACTAAGCCCCGAACAGAAAGCAACAAAGGCATTTTTTGAGAGTTTGGGGCATAAAGTAGTGGTTTGTTACAGTTTACAAGAGTTTCAGGAGGCAATCGTGAGTTATTTATTCCCTTATCACGAGGCGAGATTAGTAGTAAGACAAGGAGAAGATGTTTGTTTTTTAAACCCTCAATTTGAAGTATGTACGAACAAATTAATTTTCAGGAGTTGGTAGAACAGTGCCACAATGCAGCAAAGGCAAAAGGATTTTGGGAGGTAGAGAGAAATATTGGTGAGGCAAAGGCATTAATTATTAGCGAATTGTGCGAGGCATTAGAGGCTGCACGTAAGGGGAAGTACACGAATAAAAAAGTGTATGCAGATATAGTTTTTCTACATCTTAATAATGATGAAGAATTTGTAGCCTATTTTAAAGAACACATCAAAGACACCGTAGAGGACGAGTTGGCAGATACGATTATTAGGACTTTTGATTATATCGGTGGTTTCTTTGCGCCAACAAAAGAGTTGGCAATGCCTACTTGTAAAGGACTTGAGCCTAGTCAAGAGGAAATGAGTGTAAATTTTTGCAATATCTTAAAATATCACCAAAATAAGCCTAAAAAAGAAATAGAAAACATAGGTGAATCCATTTACGATGCAATAGCTATGCTTATTCAGTTTGATGCCCCTATCTATTTTTTAACTAATGTTTTTATGTTGGCAAAAGAATTAGAAGTTCCTATTTTGTTTCACATACAAGCCAAGTTACGGTACAATAGCACAAGACCACAAAAGCATGGTAAACAGTTCTAAACTTTAATTACAATAGGAACAAAAAAGAGTATTTACAAGATTTTAGTAGCCAAAATATTAATGTAATCTAAGAACACACCACTTACAAATCCGTAAGTGGTATGTTCTTTTTTAAAAAATATTCTTTTGCCTTAAAGACTAACCCTTTGATAGCTGGTACAGACTTATTTGTCAATTTACCAACTTCTTCATAGCTATATTCAAAAACATATAGCAATATGAATATCTTTTGTGTTTCGTTTGGTAATTCTTTGAGTGCCATTAGCCTATCACTAAGGGCTGTTTGTACGTCTGTAATACCTATTTTTTTAGCCTCTTTCAAGTCTATATGAGCTACTCTTAAATTTCGCTTTGCGTGGTAGTCATATACCAAGTTTTTAGCAATGGTCGTAAGCCACGCCCTTATAGGCGTACCGTTTTCTTTGTAAGTAGGTAAATGTCTTATAGCTCGCACAAAAGTATCTTGTGTCAAGTCATTGGCTACATCAACGTCTCGCACCCTATTGTAACAATAAGTGTGTATGTAGTTGTATAAGCCTATTATCTCTTTCAAGTGTGGGTTTTCTACCATAGCTATTTGAGTTTGACTACATAAGTGGCTACATTAAAGGCTAAGTATGTTTGTTCTGTTATCGAAAGTGGTCTAAGTTCGTATGTATGCGGTAATGCCTTCATGTTAGCTATTTGACTTTATGTAACAGGCATAACTGATAGCCCGTCATAAGCTATACGGCTAATAAATTGGAGTTTTTTTGGGTGTTTTTTCATATCCACAAGTCAATAATAGGTAATTTAGGGAATGTATGTTCAAAATAAGTAGCCTCCTCTAAGGGCATTTCAGGTAGGTTATTAGGTACCTCCAAACTTTCGCACACAAAGCCCAAATCATGCAAGTATTCCACTATTTCATTGGCTCTCCCTACAAAGTCAATGATTTGGTCATATCTTTTGTGCAAGATGTGGGCAAGGTGTAACCGTACACCGATAAATTCCTCCTCCCGATAACGGTATTCAATGGTATAGTCCGTAAAGTAATTATTTGCCACCAACAACTTTTCGTACAAAGCTGCATAGTCAAACGAACCACCATTAGCGAAGTCATCAAAATTATCAAAGGATTGTAAGGGCTTTTGCGTGTAAATGGTTTCACTACCGATAATTTGAGAATATTTGACTGTAAAAGTCTTTTCACAAATCGCCAAAATGATAGGTTTCCTACGTGGATAGGCTTTTTCTATGTGGGCAAATTTTCTGTTCTTAATTTTCACTTCTTTGTATTCAACCCATAAGGGGTCTTGGTAGTCGTGAAACCTTGTAGCTGTTTGAGCCACAGGAACATCTTTGTAAAGGATAGGCAGCTTTACGTTGTCATCTTTGACAATAAAGCCTTTTAAGGTAAATAATAAGGTCGCTAACATAGTAGTATTATTGTTATGTCAGCAAAAATAAACTTTATTTTTGAAATAAAAAATAAGTAATTTGTTTTTTCAATAAAATATTAGTATTTTTGATAATCCAAAACATATAAGGTTAAATATTCAGTCCCAAAGCTCATTACTCTTAGTAGTGAGTTTTATTTTTTCTTTCTCAACTTCACGACTTCCTCCATTAACATAATCAATTCCTCAGCACGCATTAATTTTAGTTCGGTTAGACTAACTAAAATGCCTTCTCCCATACCTGCGCCCCAAGCAATGTTTGACAATAACACCACTAACGGCGTGCAAGTGGGAAGAAAAAATTTGGCTCTTTCGCAAGGTCTATAAAGGCTGTTTCGCCTGTATCGGGATTAGTCAATTTAGCCCTTGTGTCAATACTGCCCTCTGCCCTTTGCAACAACTCTACTAAGTCCAAATAGTCATCAGCAGTTAGTTTGTTGGTTTCCAAACTCACATAATTGCCGTCCTCTCTTTTGTACCTTAGTTTATACCGTTCTTGAATATCCTTACTTTTTTCACCAATGCTTGCCAAACAATACTCGACTTCTTTGCCCAAATCTTGTAAAAAAAACGTCTTGGCAGCCAATACTTCTTTGTAGCTTGTAACCGTTGCTTTGTCTTCGCTTGCACCATTCAAGTAAGTAATAGCAAAGCCTTTGGGGTCAATAGGTATCTCAAAGTTATACTCTTTCGTCCCCCACGAATAAGTCAAAGTTATGGTATTTCGCCTTGCAAATGACAAATTTCTCATAGCAATCATAATTGCCGTACAGTCCGTTTGGGTGAGTTGTTTGATGTGTTCCTTATTTACAGTAGTGTTTGTTCCTATTTTGACTACTCTTTTAGCCAAAATTTGCAGCATTTTTTCCTCATTGGTAATGCCACTGCTTTGTAGCAAATCAAAATCCTCGCCTATAAATGGTGTAACCGTACAGGCTACACCACTTGGTAATACAAATTCTTTTTCCATTTTAGCCTAATGTTACGGTGTAATCTCGAACTTGTAAAGTAATAGTTTCCATTAAAAATTCTGTACCCTCGTCTTTATACACCAAATTGTCAATAGCTGTTTTGCTTACAAAACACTCTTGTAGTTCGTATTTGCGAGTTATTTTCCCTTCAAGGTCTGTTAATTCAAAGATAACTAATCTCTTATCGCCTTTGATGAGCCAATCGTGGAAAAAATTGTCTTTTAGCACTAATCCTTTGACTTCTGCCTCACCTACTTTTATTTTAGTGGGGACTTTTACATCTGGTAAAATACCTGCACCATACCTTGCTACACTTTTTTCTTTGTCAGGGATTTTGAACTCTTGACATTGACCTGCTTTCAATCCATCTATGCGGAGTTGCCAAGCATATTTTAATTGTGCGTTTAATGCCTCTTGTGCCATGTTATGAAATAGTTATATTGCCTGAAACATTGGTAATTGTAATGGTGATTTCTTCCGCAGCGGGGGTAGGTTGTACTACCACTTGCACCCTGTAAATGCCCGAAGTAATATCAGCTGCCGTATTGTAAATCAAATCGGCTAAGGTTTGGGCATCTTGGTCGCCGTTCCACTTATAGGCGTAAATTGCCTCTCTTGCTAACAAGTCATCAAAGAACAATCTACCCTCTTGGTACATAGGTTGCCACAAAGCCGTTTGCGTGTTCTGCCTACGTTTGTATTTGGCAGCCAACGTAAACAAGTATCTTTGCATAGCAATAATATTGTCCGAAACATTTTCAAACTTCAAATTAGAAGTCCTGTCAAGGTGCAAACTATTATTACCGTCATACATAATTACTCCGTCTGTATTGGTAATAAGGTTTATACCCTCTCGGTTGATGTCGTTATAGTCATCACCTTCAAAGTTTTGCACGACATCAATTACATTCGAAAATGTACCGAAATTGACTTGTGCAGCCGATAAAAATACGCCTACTCTATCTTTTGCCCCAATAGAACCCGCCACGTCGCCACCTGCTAAAAGTTGAATGGTTCTGTTCGCATTGTAAGGGTGTTTTACCTTAATACCACCACCTACTAACCTTGCTTGGTACGCATTGATTTTTGAGCCTGTGTAAGGGGCTGTTCTACGTCTATACGCCACAAAGTTAGCTTTGCCTTGTACGGAGTTTGGAATAAACAAATGCACTGTTTTATTTGTGTTCTTGACATATTGCACAAATGCGTCATCTAAACTTGGATTAGGGAACAACTGCAATAAACGGGGTGCAAAAGATTTAACTTTGCTAAAATGCTGTACGCCGTCTATGTAGTCTTGGGCTACTACTGTAGTAATGTCTTTTTCGCCACCCACTAATGTAACCGTTTCAACTTCCAAAGTTGTGCCGCTGCTAATGTCAAAATCTACCAACTCAAAAGTTTGGTTGAGTTCCTCTACTTTGTCATTATCTAATGTTGCTGGTACATCATACACCGTTTGCGGAGTTGCACCAGCCAAAGTAACCGTAATATCAAATACGTTGGGTGTTTCTGATAGTGGGCTTGTGATAGCTACGATTGTACCATTGTAGCCACTCCCTACGGTTTTAGCTGTAACCTTTACGCCGCTTGTTAAATTAACCGTAGCCTTTGTACCTTGTAAGGTGTTAGGTGCTAAAAAGTGGTGAACAGGGAACACCGTAAACGTGCAATTATTGGTTTGTAACCCTCTGTATATCTCTATGCCTTGGTTACTAATGATTTTCCCTAACTTTCTTTCAAAGTCAAGTGGCGTGTTCACATCATACGGTTCGTTAATAATGCCTCTCTCCGTAATTGCTTGCACAATGAAACGAGTTTTGAGAGCATTACTACCTACCGTTACACTTTGGTCATCTACGTTTACCGTAATGCCTTTATTACTTGTGGTCGATACTATCATGGTTTTTCAATAATAACGTCTGTGTATATTTCTTCTGCTAATGGAATATCCGTTGCAACTACTTTCTGCGAAGTGATATAGACGTTAGGCACCAAGTAACGGACATATCTATCGATAAACTTGTCCTCATTGTTTTGTCCTTCGTCTTGCTTTACATAGTGAAAGGAGCTTGTCGTTGGTGTACCGTTGTTATCGTACCCTTTTGCGTGCCCTTTTGTATCAAAAGTTTCCAATACCAAAGTTTCTATCAAATTATTCACACTTTGCTCCTCGCACACCCAAGAGACTTGAAACAAAATGTTTTGTGGTGCATTAGGGTACTTCATTTGTGAATATTTGCCGTTGGGTTGTAATTGATAGGTGTAGGCTTGTGGCGTGCCTATACTCCCCCTTTCGGTGTTCAACCTATCAATCACAATCTTGTTATTTTTCGTTTCGCCCCTTGCTTTGTAGTTGCCCACACCATACAACATAATGACAGGCTTGTTAGCTGCTCTAATTGCCTCTATTTGAGCCTTAAAAGTTGCTTGCGAGGTGTAAACGGTTACATCAGGCAAATAACCGCCTTGCACTAAGGCAATGCGTAAAGCCTCAAATAAGCCGTTTTCTATCTGGTCAAGGGTGAAAAACATTATTTTTTCAAAGATTTAAAGATTTTGCTCAACAAATGCGCTGAATAAAGCAAGTTCAACGTATGACTTGCAAATTCAGTAGCCACTGCTAATTTCTCTGTTTTTAGCCTGTAAGCAATATGATTGACTAATAGACTTTGTTCTTCGGGGTCAAGGTCTTTGATTTCCGCAGGAACAAATTTGATTGCTTGAATGATTGTCGGTAATTGTATCAAGGTACCAATGTACCCAACTGCCTCTAACAAAGTTACTTTGCTATCTTGCAAGTCTTTATTCAATTTACTTGCTAATTCAACGGCAAAATCTGCCACTAATTGCAAGTTTTCAATACTTAATTTTTCGGTGTTTGGAGTTTGTTCTGTCATAGTTCTTTCCCGTTTAATAAGGTGTATGTAAATCTATTGCCGAAAATTCGTGCAGACCTTTTGCACAAATTCATAAATATTTCAAAATCAAAACTATTTGCAAATACTTGACACCCTGCCGACCACTTATCAACTTCTACAGTATCTCCGTTAAGGGCTGCTTGGTGTATATTGATACCAAAATTTCTCCCTTGCTGTATGGTATTATCTATCATGTCAAGGGCTGTATCTTTATTCCTATCACGATAGATACGCACTAACCCGCGTTGCACTAATGCCTCGTATCTGCCTTGATGTAAGCCTATTTGATAAACACCTCGATATTGTCCTTCTACCAAAATAGCTGTACCGTTGGGATTCGTAGGATTAAGTAGCCAATACTTGCCTGGGTCTGTGGTAATGTCAAATACAATCGTATTTAGCACGCCTTTATACCACCAAAAAACATAGAGTTTGTCATCAAAGGAGTTACTTTGTGTGTTTTCAGAACGTACACCAACAATATTCAGGTTATAGGGTTTGTCATCTTGCTCAAAGACCACGTAGCCCTTTCCTTTCATTGCACTTACAATTTTATCTGTCATTTCTTTTCCTTAAATAAGTTGTTTGATACATGGACAAAAACAGTCAATATGACCCCTAAAACCGTATTAATCATGCTATTACTATCACTGTTTAGGCTTTTAGGGTTAATAACTAAGCTAATGACTATAATACAGACTAATACTAAAATGCCTAACGCATAGGCATAACGTAAAAAGTCTATCCTATTCAAGAACTCATAGAAATTCATAGGGGGCTTTTCACAACCTTCCCCCCTAATAGTTAGCTCTGTAGCCTCTGTTTCTATTTCTGCGTGCATTACTTTTTTGGTCTTGGTTTTCTATTTGGCTTAGTCGTTTTAACCAAAATATTTGGCAAAATATCTTCGTGAATAGTATTATACACATTATCTATATTCCCTAACCACTGATAAACCGTTTGAGACAGGCTTTCAAATTTTGACTCTATCAACAATTCTTTCGCCTCAAATTTTTTTTGCAACTCCTCCTGCTTATTTTCCAGCTTCTCAAACCTTGCATTGAAATTCTCAAAACCCTTTTCTAAGATGTGGTTCATTTCCGCCAAACTATCCCTTACCTCAAGTTGAAATTTTAAAAAATCATTGTCTATGCGGTTAGAATGGTTGTTAATCATTAGCTTGTTTTCAGCACGAATTTTCTTAGAAAATATCTGCATACTTGAAACCATAGCAAATGCACCAATTACCCCCGTGATAATTGCACCAACAATATTGTATTCTTTCAAAAAAGTGAATAATAACTCCATCTCTATTATCTTAGTTTAAAACTTTTCTTACCATACATTGTACTAATACACTATTTGCCCTATCTCTGTCAGGTCCCACTTCAATCGCCGATAATAATTCAAACCTTTCGCCTTTGTACTTCAAATAGTCTTTATTTGGATTCATTAAGATAATGCCGTTGTTATTAATCAATCCAACGGCTAACAAGTCTTGTACGTGAAAATAAATGCTTACCTCACCGTAATCGTATTTCCCTTGTTGGGTAATGGTTACTTGGCTGTTAGAATTGGTCGTATCAAAGACAACTAAGCCTAAGACTTCAAACTCAACGTATCCCATTGTACTTTCGGACTTCCCCCACCTACCCAAATTTTCTTGGGCTTGTTGGTAAGTTATCGGGAATTTAAAAAACTTATCCGTAACTCTTTTAAGTCGGTCGGTTATTGTAGCCATTACGAAGGGAAATACTTTACAGGAACAGGTTGTAATTTTTTACAAAATGCTCTGCACAAGAGCAGAGATATTTTTAGTTGTTGAGCAAGTGAACAAATCATTTCTCGTATTCCTGCCAAAACATCTGCCGTTTTCATGTTCAAATACGCACTATCATTTACCAAATCATACTCTATTTCTACCACCGCAGCCTTTTCTTTGGTTACAAAAATACTCCCTAACAGTCCATCTGCATTAGTCGTGGATATATTTTTGAGGGCTTGCCACTGAATTATTTTGTAGGCAGTATAATAGCCAATTAAGATTTTTTCTTGATTATTGTATTTGGTTTCATCAAAAACGTCAGTATCACTCTTTTTAAGAGGTATTTGCAGCTCTACAAATACCTCTTGTTTTTTTTGTTCTATCAGTGCAATATTGGCAGGGTTGGTAGCTACCAAAAACGGTAGCTGCCCGAATGCAATATCATTAATAATCATTATGCGCCACCTCCGCCACCACTTGACACATTGGTTACTGTAATTCCGCCTGCGACTTTATACTTCAAGACTATCTTAGTTTCTTTCATAGTTACCGTTTGCCCTTTATAGACAATCTTGTTTGTCGGTTGTGTTGGGTCAAAAAACACACTTGCAGTTGTACCTGCCAGCGTAACATTAATATTTTTCATAATCTATCTATTTTTTAAATTCTTGTGATAAATAAATTGCCAAATCCATAGAGTTAGGGAACTTGTTAGAAGCCCAAGCACGGTCTTTTGACAATAAAACAGCACCAGAACGCATTATCTTTGCGTACCCTACACTCGTTGAAACGTACAAATGGTTAGCTTGTTTTTGCGGGTTGCGGTGCATTTCAGTCATTACGCCACGATACACCAATTCAATTAACCCGTTGTCTTTATTGACAAACAAGATATTATTGGGAGGCATTGCCTCATAAGTAGTTACTGCATTACCAAGATACTCTTGTATTGTTTTTCTCTCTCTACCTGAATAGTCTGCATTCAGGTCTTCAAATGCCAAATCTTCTACCATAATAGCCGAAGTAATAGGCTGATTTAAGGACGCAAAACGTGCCGTTACTCTATCAATATCGGTCATGGTATATTTACCTGTGGTATTAACACCAATTATAGGGGCAGACTCCGACAAGTCTTCTTGGTCGCCGTTAATCAATGTCAATAAAGCCCTCAAATCTTTGCCGATAGACAATTTCACACCAAAACGTCTAAGGAAAAGGGTAAATATATCAATCGTGCTTTCAGAAATCAACTCGTCTGTGATTTGCAAGCCTCTTGCTATTTTGCGAACTTGTACCGTTTTTTGCCCAAAAGAAGTTTCGCCTTCAGGAATATCCTCGCCTTCTTCAATCTCGATAGGCATTGAATCAACTTCTTTTACATAAGGAACGATAACTTTTCTGTTACGTACACTTTGGCGTTGTGCAATCCACTGATTAGACTTTGGCGAATAATTCAAGCCTAGTTGAATAGCTTGCAAGATGATTTCAGGCAACAAAAAACGCATATTAGGGTCAAAATCCCCTGTGTTTTGTGGTGTGCCAGCATAGGACATAGCTGAGTAGTTGTTGATAGTGCTAATAAACTTTGCTACGTTCATATTTGCACCATACCCTAAAATCTCACTTGCTTTTTCAAATGTGTTTTCAATAGACACCCCCATTGCTCTTAATAAAGTAGTGGCATCTGCATTGAAATATTCTTTTGAGAACTCGTTAATGCTAATATCTTTGGCAATGATATTTTTCTCCTCATCACCGTTACGCAAAGTTTGCAAGTCTTTGTAGAAGTCCTTAGAGAACGCCTCCAAACTTGCTCTTACACTTGCACTATCTATCTCCCCTCTACCGTCTTTTGAAAATTTATCAAAGTGGTTTTTAAGGGCTGTTAAGTTTTGTTTATTTACAATTAAAGTCATAGCTGATTCTACGATTTTGTTGGTTGTGGTAATTCTAAAATATAAATAAGGTCGCCTTCTCCCTCTGCCTCTGTTAATGCGTAACCTGTAATCCATTCGCCTGTGGTTGTTGATTTATCCACAACAAGTACCCCTTCGGCATCTACAGTCTGATTAACAACAATGCCTGTTCCTACTGTAATAGCTTGTGCAGCTTTTGCTTGTAAAATAGCTCTTGCAAATAACCTTACAGTTACATTTTCACCTACTTCCGCACTTTTAATTACTCTACCAATAGGAATACCGCTACCAATAATGCCAAATTCAATCAAACCTGCGTTGAAGAAGGCTAATTGCCCCGCAACTACTTTTTCAATCCCCCCATTGGGTAAACTATAAAATACGCCTGTGTTATCTGTCCACACCGTTGTTGTAATCGGGGCATCTTGTAACATACCAGAGCCACCGCTAAGATTAATACTGCTCATAGCTATCTATTGAATTTTGTTAAATCTACATTAGGTTGATTAGTAGGCAAATCTTTAATTTGCTCTATTGACGTAGGTTCTGTTGAACGAAACTCCACTTCTTTGCTACCACACTTTTTACATACACCACTACCAAATTCTTCGCTTACAGCACCACCAAAGGTTTTAATGTACTCTTGCACTTCGTCAAGGTTGGCTTTTTCTATGTTAGCCAAAATCAACTCACTTGGCTTGTTTTTCATAAAAACAGTATAAAGGTTCTTAGCCTTTTCCCTTGCTGTTTTAGTCAAGTTGTTCAATGGTACTAATTGCTTAATCAAGTCCTCTTTTACAGCAGTAAGTTGTTGTACTTCTTTTACCAAATCCTCTTTTTCTTTTTTGAGGGCTGTTAGTGCTTTTTGGTCAGCTTGTAATTGCTCAAAAAGAGTTTTATCTACTGCCAAATAAGTTTCGTTCCACTTTTCTAATTCAACGGTTTCATTGACCCCGTTTTTGTGTAGTAATACTTTCATAGCTGTTTCTTTTGCTTTTTGGAATTGCAACGTGCCTTTAAATTCAGTGGCTACGCTATACGTATGATTAGTTTCATAGGCTTGCTTTTCGTTGTCCGTTGCAGCATTGAAAGGCATAGTAGCTAACTTACCATCTTCGCCTAATTTGCGTGAATGCGGAGCAGCTCCTTCGTGGACAAAAGAAATTTCGCTAACTGCAATAATCTTTGTTACAATACGAGTTACCTCCTCTCCATTGATAGATTCGCCAACGTGGTATAAAAAATCGTTGGGGTTTTCAAAAGTGTGTGAGGGTTGGTATTCAAATTCAATAGCTACCGAACAACATTGAATAGGGCTGTCGGGGCTGTTTAGCATACGACAAAGTGCGGGGAATAAGACACTATCAATAACGAAAGGGACATCAATGCCCGCAGGAATAATAACACCGTTTTCGGCTACATAACTATTTGCCCACTTTGGGTTGCCTGAAACGCCTACAACTCTGCTTGCGTCTTGTGAGTGATTGAAGTAACAAGGTTTTTTAGCAAACATTGCCAATGCTTGCCTCAATACAGCTTCATTGCGGAAGTCCGTACTTTTCCACGTCCCACTACCTACTAATTCAGCCGATAATACCCTAAAAGGGAATTCTAAAAAGTCTTTCGGTTTAGGAATAGGGCTTATATCTCCCATTCCCGTAGGCTCGTCAAGACCGAAATGTTGAATAATGTCTTTTTTAGCTGTATTGGAGTTAGGCTTTGCCAAATTGCTTTGTAGGCTCAAAATAATTTTATCTTTTGGCATAGTAAATTCCTATATATTTTGGTAAATATATAAATAATCTCTATTGCTTATTATTTTTTTGTATATTTTTTTTAAAAAATTGGTAGCTTTATTTTGTATTTTAAAATAAAGATATTACTTTTGAGTATGAATAAGGTTATAGAAACGATACTGAAAAAGAACTTTCAAATGGGTTTGTCTTTTGACGAACCAAGTCATACGTACTATTTGGGGGGGAATAAAATTAGTAGCACTTCTAAGGTATTAGGTTCTTTGCAAAAGGATTTTGACCCTATTACAATGTCTATTAAGTGTTCCCAAAATCCTAACCATGAGCATTTTGGTAAGACTCCCGAAGAAATACAAAGTATTTGGGCAAACACAACAGATAATGCTTGTGATGTAGGTCATAATTTCCACTTGGTAGCTCAGAACTACTTATTACAAGTGGATAAAGATTATATAGAAAGTGGCAAAAACTTTTTTGAAAATAATGCTTTCAATGAGTATCACTATATACTTTTTGATAAGTTTTATAGAGAAAACTTTTTGAAGTACAAAGACGAGCAACTTTGTAGAGTCATACGAACCGTTGGCTTAGAAGTTCTCATAGCACACCCTTTATATGAAGTAGGGGGTACGTTTGATGCACTCTTAGAGTACATTCCTAACAAGTGGTTATTGGTGTTTGATTGGAAAACGAATAAGAAGTTTTCAGTGGCGGATACTTACAAGTTGATAGAGCCTTACCAACATTTTGACAAATCAAAACTTACGATTTATACTTTCCAAACGTACATCTACCGTTTTATCCTGGAAGCGATTTACGGCATTGAAGTAAAAGATTGTCGGATAGTTTGGTTTGACTTGGCTAACAATACGTACCAAATCCACAAGCCAAAGTTTGCCTACAATCACGAATTTATCAGGAGTGTTTTAGCAAGGTTTAACAACAATTTAAAAATAGCAACATGATACACTTTTTGAAAGAGTTACTCTTTTCCGTATTGGAAATATGTTTAGGGTTTGCAGTCATTACCCTATTGATGTATTGCACGCCTATTGTCATCAAAAAATGCTATGAATTATGGTATATACTTTCGTAACTATAAAAGAGCAGCAAGAACTCAAAACAGTAAAGTATAGACATAGTACAGACTTGGCAGACTTACAAAAATACTTAGAACTGTACGATTTATGTCAAAACGCAAAGGAGAAAGATGTTTTGATAGGCTTAGTACGCAGGTTGATAGAAAAAAAACAACAAGAACTTGAAAATTTACACCCTTTTTAACATGAACACAAAAGATTTAGTAAAAGCAGTAGCAGAACAGACAGGATTAACTAAAACAGACGTAGCCAAAGTAATTGAGGCGACAAAGCAAACCATTACAGAAAGCCTTGCTAATGGTAATGAAGTTTTTTTGAGCAAGTTAGGCACTTTTAAAGTCAAAAAAAGGCAGTTCAAGGGCTTTGATTTCAAGACCAAAGAAAAAAGAACCTTTGATGTAGCCAACGTATCTTTTACGCCTTCAACAACCTTGAAAGAGGCAATTAAATAAGTAAAAAGCCTACCAAAAGGTGGAGTTGGGTAGTCAAGTATTTGAGCAACAACCCTAATACAGGGACTAATTCGGGTAAGTCGATTTTGCAACCTATTGACACCATTACGACTCAAAACCGTTTGGCATTGGCGAGTGTGGCTTTTATGGACAAATACTATGGTATTGCCAACGCACAACCCTTAGACAAACCTTGTGATACCATTACAACGGTAGATAGGTTTAGTTTGGTGCAATGCGAACATGATACACCCTGTTACAAGGTACAAAGCAATGATAGTGAATACACCAAATTGATAAAGGAGTTTATGCAAGCAAACGGCATCAAAGATATTTATATGCGTATGCTTACCGTGCAGGAGCTCAAAGAAATACAGGGCTTCCCGAAGGATTATGTCTTGTTAGGCAGTCAGCCCAACAAAAGAAGTTTATCGGAAACAGTGTAGTACCCCAACAAATGCAACATATCATTAAAAATTTGATAGCATGACAAACTTACACCGAATAACTTCAAATTATGAAAGATACTATCAAAAAAATTGCAACTATTAACATAATTGCATTATTAACCTGTCTAATTGCTTTTGGCTTAGAGGCATTAATTAATAAGCATATTATAGCATTTTCAGCATTTTTAGCTGTAATTGTCATAGTAAATGCAGCAATATTAGTTACAAAATTTATCATCAATCCTATTTACGAATGGATTGAAAAACTGTAAAACCATGACCCCACAACAAGAAGAAACCCTACTAAAAAAACTCCTCAATATCGAGGAGTTCAACGAATTTTGCAAAACGCATAAAGTTGAGGTAGTATTAGATAGTTCCTTGAATTATCTATGCTACATTGACTACAAAAAGGGAGATAGAGCCTACGGTGATAGCCTTTTTAATCCACTGCTTGCAATGGTTTTGGCTGTGAAAGAGTATAAAAAGCAAAGCCCTCCCATGAATTAGGAGGGCTTTCTTGCAGTGTTAAATCGGACAAAGTTAAACCTTGTTCAAGGGCTAATATGATAAGGTTTACGTTCCACGAATTACGTTGTATATCCAAGATATTATTGATAGTTTCCATATAGCTGTTATTTAAAACCAAAACTACTAACATTATTTTAGAAATCAAAATAAAGTTAGTAGTTTTTTAAATAATTTATTTAGCCATTAATTGCCTTATCTTTTCATTCGCTGCAACCGTATCATTTATTGGGGGTGTATTGATTGTTTTGCAGTTTTCTAAGAAAAAATCAACTTCATTTCTCTTAAAATACCTTTTACCACTGCCAAATTGGTAAAAAGGCAATCCGTTAGCAACCCACTTATTCAACGTACTTTCGCTGATATCCAGATAATTATATACTTCGTCAGCACTAAGCCAAACCTTATTTTGTAATAGTAACCATTGCCTTGCCTGCGACATGGTTATTAATTCATGTTCAATTTTGCTTATCAACTCTTGTAATAAGCTAAAATAAGCCGTTTCAACCATAAAATACCGTTTTTATTCCACAAAATAATGTAGTATTTATTAATAAAACAAATATTTGATGTAAAATAAACAACTTTTATCAAAATAATGTATATTGCTGCATCAATATTTGGGCTGCATGAATATTTGGGTAAAATATATAGATAGGTCTTACGAACAAATCAAAGAAAGCCTTATCAACCGACTCAAAACGGTTGATAGTCGCCTTACGAACTTCAATAGTAGCAATATATTGACTCGCATTATTGAAATGTACGCAGGGGTAGCCGACCAAATAAATTTCTATATTGACTTTTACGCAAGAGAGGGCTTTTTGATGACACTAAGGGAGTTTGCCTCTGCAATCCTATTCGCAAAGGCATACAATTATCGTGTAAAAGGGGCTTTCCCTGCGGAGGCAAATCAACGGTTTTTCGTAGATATACCAACGCCTACTACAATCACAATTCCACAAGGGACGGTTGTTAGTACGGCAGCAAACATTGTATTTGAAACCATACAAGAGCTTCAAATTTTACCTGCACAAACGGAAGTATTTGGTGCGGTTATTCAAAGACAACGAAAAAGCCTTACACCTATTCCAACAACTACAGGCTTACCCAACCAAACGGTTGTATTGGGGAACAACGTAGTGGATAATAGCATAGAATTGTCTATCAACGGTGTGTACTATACCTCTGTTGAAACATTTGCGTATTCAACGGCAATAGATACGCACTTCGTAGCTTCTATCAACGAAGACGGACTAATGACTATTACCTTTGGCGATGGTGTAAATGGAATTATTCCAACGGCTGGGAATAATATAATAGTCAATTACTTTGTAACGGAAGGCAGTAATGGCAACGTGAGTTCTTTGGCAATCAATAAGGTAGTTTCAACAGTAGCAATACCCTCGGGGTTGGTTCTCAAAACAATCAACAACGACTCTGCAAGTGGTGGTACAGATAGCGAAAGCCTTGAAACTATACGCAAAAATCTACCCTTGTTTGTAAGGACATTAGAAAGAGCCGTTACTTTGTTGGACTTCAAAAACGTAGCAGAACAAGTTGTGGGTGTAGCAAAGGCTGGTGTTATTCACACTTGCGGAGAACCTGCCCGCATTTACATAGCCCCACAATCGGGTGGTATTGCACCGCCTACGCTTATCAATAGCGTAATAAGTTGGTTAGACAAAAGAAAGACTATCAACGTAGATGTAAGAGTTGAAACAGTAGGCGTTGTATTGTTACGTTATAGTGTGAATGTAACCGCATTACCACAATTTGCCAATACAGACGTGGCGAATACAGTGCGAAACGCCTTATTAAACTTTCATAGTATCAATAACCAAGAAGTACAAGGTAGCTTGTTTGTGGGTGATTTATACCAAACGATTGAAAATAGCACAGGCGTAAACAAGTCCATTATCACAAACATTGACATAGTTCCGTATGCACGTAGTTTGAATAATAATGTCCCGTTCAATTGGAGTAGAGTAGTACGAAATACCTCTACCACTACTCAACGGTGGCGTATCAAAATGTTAGCAGGGTCGCAATATGAGTTGTATAAAGGTGCTGCATTAGTCAATACGTACAACATCAATGCCCCTGTTTCTTTGCCTGAAATAGACTTTACGGTTTTTGGTACTTATACGGTTGGGCATGAGTGGGAGTTTTACACCTACCCTTATTTGTCTAAATTTTCCGATATATTGGTACTTGCAGAACCAAGTGTACTATCAACTTACGCAGAAAATATTACAATAACCGTAACAGGAGGGTATAACTAATGAACGAACAAGCAGCAGCAATAAAGGATAAACAAGCACAACCGCAACAAGCCAATGGGTTTTCAAGATAATCTTTTCAAAAGGTGGTTCACACCGTACCATAAAGCCAACGATAGCTACAAAGATGCTAACGGTGTTGGGCTATTGGAACGTATCATACAAGCAATAGGTTGGGAGTTAGACACCAACGTAATGCCTTATATTGATAACCTTTTTAAAAATACCATTGACCCCAAAAACATACAAGAAAAATTAATTGCTTACCGAGAGCAAGAATTAGGCGTAAACTTGATGTATGATAATACTCTCCAAAAACGGAGGCAAATTTTGCAGTATTGGTTTCGTATCGTGCAAATAAAAGGCACAAAAAGAGGGTACGAAGTATGTATCCGCCTAATGAATTTTGAGGGGCTTATCATTTTTACCGTTGATGTTGAAACCTACTTTAACAACCCTATTCCAACGGCTGGGTGTAATGCGTGCTATGAGTATGATGTCGTGGTTACAGGCTCAAAGTTAATCATAGGCATAGACATTGTAGATGCCTTTTTCAATATTTGCGATTTTAACGAACCGATTAACTGCAAATTAAGATACTTCATTTACAATGACACCTATATTCCACGTAAGTTAGTCAATTTCTTTTTCAAAGGCATTGACGACCCTAATTTGTATGTGGACATCAAACGTAATCCTACTTTCCAAGCATTTTTTGACACCAATACAGACAATCAAGGTGATTTGTTGCTATTAGGGGACTTTGCAGAGTTTTACGAATATGATGACAAATATTTTGCGAATCAAGGCTTTATGATGTATAGAGAGCCTACACCAGCAGCTTATTTGCCTTTTGTAAGCCTTACACCTACGGAAATTACTACTACGTCTGCACGCATGAATTGGCAAGCTGCACCGGATGCAACGCATTACGTTGTCAATGTAGGCAGAAATTCAACGTATCAAGGCAATGAATTGGTTACTGAAAAAGTCATTGATAATTTGAATGTAGGCAATGTTTTGTTTTACAATATCACAGGGCTTATACCTAATACGCCTTACTATTGTCAAGTGTGGGCTGTAAGGGCAGACGGTAAGCAAGCACTGTCTAACATCAAATCTTTCATTACTTTAAGAGACATAGCTACACCAATAGCTTTAGAGGCTACTAACCTAACACCTAACGGCTTTAAAGCTAATTGGCAGGAGGTAAATAATGCAACAAATTATGAAATAGAAATTGCATTAGATAGTGGGTTTACAAATATAGTCCAAACTTTTATAGTGGGTAATATTACAAGTTTTGACATATTAATAAACCAAGAATGTTTCTACCGAGTGCGGGCTATTTACCAAAAAATGAGCCTACCAAGCTACTCTTCATGGAGCAATACAATTTCAACAAGCATTATGGTAGTAGGAGGGTTAAAATTTGATGGATTGCTGCACCATGTCAATGTGCCGTATAATTCGTATTTTGACCCATGCGAAAGTATAAAACCATTCACCATCTTTATTGATTTTTATCAAACAGGTGGGCTTAAACTGATACACACCCAATTACCCTCAACAGATACGTACAAAGGGTTCTACATCAACATCTATCCTTCAAGTGTTATTTTTGGACACAATATATTGACTACGAGCTGCACTGTTAGCTATTCTCCCCTACACAATACACGAAGAAAATTGGCAATCGTAGCCGATACAGCGAATATGCAGTGGCATTGTTACATTGATGGAGATTTGCAAGGTAGTTTTGCTTATGACTTCATAAGTCCACAAGCCACAGGTTCTTGGCAAATAGGTGGCTACTTCCGTGACCAAATACTGCAACAATTTAAAGGAGTAATATTCAGCGTGCAATACTTTAACAGAGCCTTACCATTAGGCGAAGTACAGACACTTACTAATGGAGGCAACGTAACAAGTGGTAAATTATTTGAATATAAATTAGATGAAAACGAGGGCTTTGTCGCGAAAGATAGTGTGAATAACGTAAATGCTACACTGCAAAATTACACCCTTACACAAGTATCTTTGGGTAGTCAAAACCATTGGGTAGATGAAAACAGAAATCCAAAGACATAAAGACATGATAAACAAGTATTATTTAATTCCGTTGTCTTTTGAAACGGAATTACAAAAAGCAATAGAAGACTATAAAGTCATACACCCTAACGAAAAAGTAAATATAGTAGGGTATTATGTAGAAAGTAATACACCTATACGTGGAGAGAGTACAATACTTTCTGCACAAGGGGTGCCTATTTTATACGGCTTTTTAGACGGTTTAAGCAACGTAGAAATGGCTTTGCAATACTTTATTTTGAATACAGACCTTCCTACGCAACTTTCATTTGAGTTTGAACAAAGAATGTTAGCAAGAGGTGTAATAGGGTTTGAAAGTTCGGAACAATTACTAAACTAATAAGAACATGAGTACAACAGCTATTAATGTGGGACCTGCAAGGGCTATTGTGTCAAGAGTTACAGCACCCGATGACAAAACTTTATTGTGGCATAGACAAAGTAACCCTACGGTTAATTCTGCTATTGGTATGTTATACTACTTTGATTGGGAAGTGGGCGAATGGCTACAATTAAAGCCTGACTCCATCAGCACTCAAAAGAGAGATGTATTTACCGTAAGCACTAACGGACAAGTTGCCTTTACATTATCAGAAACGGCTGTAAGAGCTGATTTGTCTGTAGTCAATACAATACCGGGAGCTGTTTTGGCGTATGGTGAACATTACTCCATTGTAGGTAATACACTGACATTAGACCTCCCCTATTCTTTAGAAATAGGCGAAAAGGTAATTATTAACTATTACTATTAAAAAATAATCCCCTTAAAAATAAGGGGCTTATTTCAATAACAATAATACTTACAACGTAAGTTGTGGCAAAGATAAGAATAAAAAATTAAGAACCAACCCTACCCCTCAAATACAAATCTGTAATAGCAAAATTACCATTCATCCCGACATACACCGACAATTTAGGGTTGTTGCTACCAAAAAAAGAAACCCCCCCATTCGGAAGCCATTGCGAAACCCAAATAGCAAACCAATTAGCGTCATTAGGGTCATATTGCGTAGCATTGTAGCCCGCCTTTGGACGTATGATTGTTTGGTCGTAATTAGCTTCTGAGGCTTTCAAATGCAAAGCAAATTTTTGATAGTCGCCGATGTAATAACCATATCCATTTGGGTTGAAAACACCTTTGTACTCAACCGCATATTGATTTGTAGGATATGCCGTATTTTTGTTTTTCTCAAACTTGATATATTGTGCAGCCACATTTGGCAAATCTGTAACAGTTAAATTTAAACCCGCAGGAGCAAGAGCCACAAATACCTCACCGTCTTCGCCTAAATCTTCGGCTAAGGTAGCTATATTTGCCTCTAAAAACGACAGCAAAGCTCCGTAGCTGTCATCTATCACAGATTTGGCAAACCAACTATCCGTAAACTCAAAATAACACCAACCCGACCCGCCTGTCTTGCTTATGTCGGTTCGCCCATTGGCATTAATGCTTACTACCCAATCATTGATATCGCCTGTGCCTCCATAAGGCAGAAACTGCGAGGGTGCCTTGTCCGTAAATCTGTCATAAGAGAAGTTCAAACCTATGATGTGATTACCACTTGTGCCGCTGTCTTCGTAGGTGATTGTGTTAATTACTGATATATCATACTTACCGTACACACTCATGCCCCACGCACCCCCATAAACTTCTAACGTAATCGTTTCATTATCATTTATGGAATACGACTCTAAACTAATAGGTACTTGTATGTTAGTATTTGTATTCATAAAATCAAAACCCTTCAAAATAAATGTGGCATATTGCCCAGAACCTACCTCTGGTCTTTGTACCGTAAGACCTGTTTGCTCCAAAAGTGCAGTAATCAGCGGCGCACCCGATACTATCAATTTGTTGTTGCCACTTGTACCGCTGTCAAAACTATTCCCACCGTAGGCATTGATACACACCAAATTGTAAGCCCCACTCATTACCGTATTGTCGCAAGTAACCTCTATGACTACATTAAACCTATCAATGAAATTGAGCAATGAAATAGCAATGCCTGCGTTATTAGCTGCAAAGGCAGACAGCAACGCAAAACCCTCACCTGTTACCGTCATCTGAATAGTTTGCCCTCTTTTAGCAAAAGGCGTAACCGTATTTATAGACGCAGCCCCCAAAACCGTAACAGATTGTGCCCAATCATAAAAATTACTATACAAACTATTATTGCGAACCCTCAAAGGGTGCGTACCTATTAAATTACTTGCCGTAACATTCGCAAGAATAAGATTATGTTTCCTCTTAATATAAATAATACTTTGCAAAGCCTCGCAGATAATCTGCACGGGGGCAGGTGTAGCAGTTCTGAAAACCCCCCCATACACAGCTAATATGCCGTTTGTATTTGCCAATAAGACAGCATCACTCCCACCAATGAATACATCATCTACATCTGGATTAGCAATATCCGTAATACTACCACCCCCGCCACCACTGCCCAAAGACACAGGGTCAAGCAACAAATAACCTGTCCCCGCCTCTTTTGTTAGGGCAGGGTGCGAATTAGGGCTAATCAGCAGTTGTAATTCATTGTTAGCATTCACTTGCAACAAATTAGCTGCATCAGCTGACAGATTCACCGCCAAATTTTTGCCTGTAATCTTAATGCCTGTGCCTTGCTCCACATCTCGCCAATCATACACCCTACTAAATTGTTGCGTGTTTGTGCTGTATTCATACACCCCGTTTTCTTCTACGTTTGTTTGGGCAATTAGTAAAACCCTCTCTCTATCCTTTGGCGTGTACCCCGCATAGTTAGGGAAAGACGTATAAGTTTGGGTAATGTCTATTTCCGAAGTAAATAGTTTTAGCCCTATTGTGTCTAATAAGTCTCTAATTGTGGCTTGTATCGCCTCTTTTTGGTAGAAAAAGAACGATACATAATTGACCAAATGCCAATCCAATGGATGGTTATTTACCATTGGGTATCTCTTTAACTTTTCCCTTTCATCTATACTTTCAGGTTTAATAACCTTACCATGTATTGGATAATCTCCCATATATTGAAAAAATTTATATTTTATTGTAAATATATAGATATTTTAAATAACTTTATTGTTTGAAACAAAAAAATATTTATGGAAGGATTAGGCTTTGGTTTTACCGTTTCCTTGAATGACTTATTTTCCAATCCTTTGGAAAATATGATTAATAAATTCAAGAAGTTAGAAGGTGTAAGTCAAGATGTTGTAAAGAAAGTTGAACGGCAATTTGACAATTTTAATATAGGGCAAAATTTAGCAATAGGTGGGACTTTGTTAGCATCTCCATTGGTAGTGGCTACGTCTGCTGCAATGGATTTTGAGGCTCAATTATCAAGCATAAAGGCGGTTGCAGGCGAAGGAATAGATATGTCAGCTATTCAAAAAACAGCCTTAGACGCAGGTAGTCAAACGGCTTTTAGTGCGTTGGAAGCTGCAAAAGGTATGGAAGAGTTGATTAAAGCAGGTATTGATGCCACAACGGTTATTAATGGTGGTCTTGTCCCAGCATTGAACTTAGCAACGGCAGGGGAATTGAGTGTTGCCGAAGCTGCGGAAATAGCCTCAACAGGAGTCAATGCCTTTGGATTAGAAAAGAGTGCAGCAAGTATCGAGAGAGTCGGTAATGCCTTATCAGG